CCGGAGTAAGTTTCCTTAACCTGATTGTAGGGATACTCTGAGGGTCTGGTTGGTTTTAGTTCGAGATCAACTTGTGGAAAGGAACCCGTGACCATGAGGTCATTAATAAAATCACCTCTCGCCGCCTTGTTGATAGAACTTTCTCCCCAGTATTGTTTACGGGGAAACTCACCGGAAGGATCTTGGAACCCATAAAGGGGAACCTGTTGAGTCGCTTCTTCTGCCGCTGTCTCTATTGTAATATTATCATCTGCCATTATACATCAAACCTATCTTTTACATATCCTTTAACATCGAACGCAGGATCAGAAGAGGCAGTGTCAATGTCTTGATGACCTACTACCTCTACGCCTGGATACCTTCTATACCAGTTTACCAACAAAGACTCTAGGGTGTTAAACTGTTGTCTAGTGTAAGATCCGATACCTTTATATCTGTCCGGATTCTCAGTTCCGGTTGCCGCATTAATACCACCAACCATAATGATATCGATGGAATTATTCGCAATGGTTGGATCAGTGACCGCAGTCACTTTGTTAGAGGGTATACCTCTTTCCAGAGTACCGTCTCTCCTGATCACATAGTGGTATTGCATACCATCATACCCTCTGTCTATCATCCTTTGATGAATGTCTCTAGAAGTTAGGTACTGGTTGAGGTAAGTGTTACTACCGTGGATAACAATTTTGGTTATATCACGGTCTGTAACCATAACCTCTTGTGCGAGTTCCTCATAGGAATCACACGTAAGAAATTTAGGCGTTCCATCTACATTGACATCTGATTCATACTGTGAACCATAGTCTTTGAGATTCTTGTTCTTAGAAAAGAAATCGTTCTGAGACACAAACAAGTTTCCTTGCATTGTGGTGTCAAAGATTGAAACGTTGTCTTCGATGTTGACAAAGATTTCTTCAAAGTCTGCAATTATCGCAGGATCAACACCCGCCAACTTTGCGCGATCAACGATGTTATCCTGTAGTTGAGACGTGTTATTGAAAGAAACGGTTGCGTTAACAATCGGTATCATATCGGGATGCAAGTTAGTGTTCTTTCCTACAATCGTCTTGACTGCATTTGCAATATCCTTTTCCTTTCCAGAGTTGATCTGATCCATGATCTTACCTGTCTCTGACCTACTTAGAGATGCACCACCAGTGATTTTAGTAATGTCCTTACCCAAGTTCGCACTGTAGATTTCGTTCAGGTTTTGAAGGATACCAGCGTTTGCACTGATAGTCGCACCTAACCTTTCCGCCTTTGCGATTGTTTCCATAATAGGATCTGCAATAGCCACCGCTGCATCTATCGTATCACCAATAGAATTTAAGGTGTCGTTGATACCCGTTGTTATATCATTGAAACCAGCCTCAACTTCTTTAAACGCATTTCCAATTCCCGTCTCTTCAGTAAGAGTGTCGAGGAATACGTCCGCAGGATTTGTGATGATATCCGTTGCAGTCAGAAGTGGTCCAGTAAAGTTGTTGATCGCATTACCCAATGTATCGAATTGATTACCCAGTTCTTGGATATTTGAGATATCTCCAAATCCTTGGAATGCATCTCCGATACCATTCAGTCCACCTTGCAAGTCGTTACCTAACTGAGTCGCTTTGTCTTTCATTATAGTACCGGCTTTTTCTGCCGCAGAACCAGTTGCCGCACCCACATTCAGATTTGATGCAAGGTCTGCAAGTGCACCCAGTGCGGTAATCAATCTCATGAGTCCCGCAATAGTGTCACCTATACCACCACCAATACTATTAATCTCTGCACTCAACGCAGACAAGTCAGAAGAGTCTGTCCAGAATTCTACCGACAGTACATTCCAGTTGTCTTCGCTGATGGTTGTTTTACCATCACTATCACCGTGGCCACCCATTTGAACCACGGTTTCATTCTGTAATTGTGTTGCGGTCTTTGCACCAGACTTAAGTGCAAAATCATCCGCTTGAACAAGGTTAGTACCGTTCCCCTTCTGCGCCGCATTGTCCGTGGAGTTCAGAGAGATGATACCACTAGTACCCACAGGACCATGTTCAACGGCCTTGTTTACGTTGTTCGTAATCTGGTTGTCCCGAACCAGAGATACCGCCTTATTCAAATTACTTGAATGTGTACGTTTACTACTCTGGTTCTGTAGATTTAGAGTTTGGTTGACTTGTTGTTTAGTTAGTGACATTATCCACCACCCATATCATCATTGATTCTATTCGCTGCGTCAAGTGCAAGATCTCTATTAGTTTCTTGGAACTGGTTTAAAGCTTCCAAACTTGCAAATACTGTGTTACTATTGTTCTGAGTATTTTTACTAATTGTTGTCGCCCTATTCAGATTCGACTCTTTCGCCTTCTCAACAATATATTCCATTTGACCTGAAAAGGTATCCCAGAGCTCTGTAGAGTTTCGAAGTCTTTCTTGGTCAGTTGCACTCCAACCACCAATTCCATATCGCGTTTCGTCTTCACTATATCCAGTAACCATACCAGAACTTATGTCCAAAGCCGCCGCCATACCTATCGCTTGGTCTCTGGTGTACCCCTGATCCATTAAGTACCGTATAGTTTCGGATTGTCTGGCGAGTCTGGTTTCTTGAGTGATTGCACCAGTATTATCGTCTTCCACCAAATCTTTGTTAATAAAACTTATTACCGCCTCCAAAGCCTGTTCTATGAAGCCCGGATCATTTCCGACCTGTACTGGAGAGGCGAACTCGTACTGAGGTAGTGATCCCAGAACTATAGGTGTTTGTGACGCCTTACCGTCCATGAAGAATCCGAAGACGTTGGTTCCCGCCTCTAGTCTTGGTGTTGCACCAAGTCCAGAAGTACCACCTTCAGTAGTGGGGATCAATACTTGCGCCCAAGGTAAATCACCTTGTGGTATGTCCGCAGTCGATGGAGACATTGTACCGTGAATTCTGATACACACACGTCCCTCTAGTTTCTCTCCTTTAGGGGGACGTGCGTCAACAACGGTGGCTATAAACCAACGTACATTGTCTCCGTAGAACTGTACAGGTAACTCTTTCATCTGTTATCCTAAACTTGGGTCATACGAAAACTTGGTCACTTCCATAGTAATGGTATGGGTTGGAATTGAAAATGTATGTGCAATTCCAGTAACCAAGAACGTACCACTCTTCATCTTATCTATTTGTTCAGGTGCGTTTTCTAAGTCAGTATTATCCGCATACACTCTGAGTTCAACCAGATCACCCACACCCTTTTTGTTTTGGAGAAACTTTGCACCGTTGATAGAAACCTCGTATGTATTTTTTTGCATAGCCGCCCTCACTGCGTTTGCAGTCAAAACAGGCATATATTCATCGATAGATTCTTCATAGTGGAAACTCTTAAATTCTTGTGTGTAAATATTCTCCGAAACAATCGTATGATACTGAGCAGCGTCATTGACATGCATTGGTCCCGCGCCCCTAACATTAAATGCAGGATCATATATGTTCTGTGGATTACCTCTAAACAACGGTCCCATCTTACCAACACTCTCCATCATTGAGTTGTGTCTACTGGCGATAATCGGATTGTCACCATTGATGTTGGTGACCGACAATCTAGATCCAGTACTCGCACCCTTCTGAACCTGAGCCATCTGATCTCCCATGTTCTTTGCACGTATTGAATTTATGTGCCAGTGTTTTTTCTCTAGTGACTCTAGAGTAGGACCACCAGTTTCATATTCTTGACTTTGAACAGTTGCACTACTAAAAACATAAGGATTTGCCGCATTAAAAGGAGTCTGTTCCATTAGGATGTCTAGAGAGGCCAGTCGAATATTACTCTCGTGTATGTTGGAATATAAAAAGTATGGCATCTCTTTATGGTTTGTCGCTCTGTTCATCATCCACCTTATCGCATCTAAAGGACTAAGATAAGGAATGTAACCTTTCCATTTCGTTTGTTTAGAAGGTCTGGCACGATCAATGTTCACAGCCGCGCCCATGTCAGCGCCACACTTAAGTATCTCAAGAACGAAATTATCTTTGATTGTTCTGGATAATTTTTTTAGATTACTTGCAACAGCGTGTTCTTCGATTATTTCAAATATGACCAAAGACGATGTTCCTTCTGCGTTCGCCTTTACACTATCTTCTAATCTTTTCATAACAAATGTTTTACCTTCAAGTCCTCCACTAACAGGGTGGTCCACGCCAGGGGTTTCTGCCTTGATGACAAGATCAAGTCTCTCACTACCCATAGGTTTCATTTTAGTAAAGATACCCGTGTTGTCAGCGAATGCGATTCGACCAGTAACATAAGGTACGTAGATGTTTTCATACAACACGATCTCTGCAACGAAATCGGTTACTTCTTTTTTTACACCACGATCCGCTGTGATTACGGCGTATTCGAGACGCCACTGTTGAGTACTCTTAGTATTAAACATTATGGGGTACGACCCGCTTGTTTGTTATAGAATTCTTTTGCGACTCTTTCAATAACACTTTTTTTAAGAATCTTGATCTTCTTGAGATCGTCATTGAATTCTTCAAATCGTTCTCGTACAGTAACCGGATACGCACCCGCAGGAAGTATTCCAGTGTACGGATCTATGTGCACCCATTCACTTGATATTCTTACCTCTGCATTGTCAAAGTTTTCGACTGCATTTACTGCCTCTTGTTTTTCATACGAGACTAAAATATTTGTGTTTGTGTCAAGGTCAAACGCAGTGTACGTTCTTCTCTCGTAATGATGCACAGCGTTGTACTGTTCCGACTCTTTCCAGATAACCGCAACCACGTTCAATCCAGTTCTAGGGTTGACGAAGTACAAAGACTCACCCTCACCAAAGTTATTGTCTAGTGGGTTGGAAATAAAGATTTCTGCCGATACGTAATACGAAGAACCCTCTTTATAGTTCACGTTGTTTATTTCGAATATACGGTTGTTTTTACCTTTGGGTAGTGTGATTTCCACATCACTAGATATTTCGATATCGTCCTGAAAGACTCTCCACTGTGAAGGACTATGGAACTTTTCATTCTCTAGTGTCAACTCATAAGTTGCATACCCGTTAACGTTGGGTTCAAAGGTAATCGATCTTGTCAACGGTATCACCGTATTTGTTGTATCGATAATAAGTTGACCCAAAGTCGGATCCCTTCTCAAGATAGTACCAATAGTACCAGACTCAGATCCATAGACTATCTGTCCAACCTTGAACGCTGGTTCGAGCGCGTTGTCGGTTGTGAAGTCCTCTTTGGTTGTGATAGTTCTGTGGGGATACTTCTCTTTTACCGTATCCAGTATCAGTTCATTTGCAACAGGCCAACCACACTCTCTCAATTTGTCGTTCATCATATAGAACGTCCAGTAGTACTGATCGTCTCCGTACAATCTCAACGAAAGACTATCCGGACGTTCTCCGGACTTGATCACATAGTCCTGATAAAAGGAAGACTCCGTTTTAACCTGATCCAGTAGATCAACATAAGTCGATAGATTCTGGTAGAGTACCGGCGCTTCACCATCACCGAATTTATACCTGAGTCGTTTTGTGTTGGAGAAATATTTTGATGACATCTTAGTACCCCGACTTTATATCTTTCTTCTCTAGTGCAGCGGCTTCAATAAACGACAACGTTAGGTCAACTTCTAAAGGTTCACCGCCTGGCAGAATCGCCATCGTTGAAGCGTTGAATGTAGTACTGACATCCCTGAGATATGATTCTTTTATTTTGGGCGCTTTCCATTCGCCACCATAATCGATAGTGATATCAAACTTGTCGGGGAACTTATAACCCAAACCACTGACCCCAGCAACGTCAAAAGTTTCTGGATATAATGATTCTCTAAAAAACTGGATAATCGCTTGGATCGCCTTTGCCTCTTTTTGACTTCTTGCAATCATTTTGAACGCAAATTGAAATTCTCGAAGGTTTACTTTATTGAATAGTACACGAGTGTTGGGGTTTGCGGTTACACCCAATTCGTTTTTAATCGCACCTCGAACTCCTTGATCCGGAATGAGGGTTGCGAGTTGAGTCATACCAAGTCTCGCCTGATCGGTCTTGCCACCCTCAGTGGCAGCGGTTCTAATTTGAGTAATCAAATTTTGGATACTATCTACGACAGAACCACCCGCACCACGGGCAATTTGTCCAACGGTTGCATTACTCGCCCCCCTAATCTTGTCTGCGGTTATACCACCCAGAAATCCAAGATCCATTGCATCATATACAACATTGTCTCTGTACTGTAAGCCAGGCGGGAGATATAGAGTTACACCTCCTCCAGTATTCGTCTCCGCTTTCGATTGGGCGGGTGGATTTTCTGAACCACCCTCTTCGTCATTTTCTTCAGGTGCTTCTTCACCTTCGTTTCCCTCTGTTGCGTCACCATCCACCTGAACTTCATCGTTCGAAATAGATTGTTGTTCTTCATTCTGTCCATCAAACGATGTATGTTCTTCTTGGGTGGGATCAGTATTCGTCTCCGCATCCTCTGTTCTGGTGTCAGTATTATCATTATCAGGCGATTCGGGGGGATTTGTTGCTTCTTCCTCCGCCTGAGTCGCAGCTGCTCCAGAGGGATCAGATTCCATATCTGTATTTCCTTCTCCCACCGCACCGCCAGAACTAGCGGACTTTTGGATGGCAAAAGTAACTGTTCCCGCATATTCGTCTGAGTATTCTAATGGATAGCGCATCTCTTAACCTACTAAATAAGTTGTGTAGTTTTACACGTTTATTTATATGGTTTTGTATGGCGTACTCAGGTAGATATCCCGTTAAAAATAAATCTAAGTATCTTGGAGACCCCAATGGTGTGGTGTATCGATCTCTTTGGGAGAAACACGCATTTAAGTGGTGTGACAACAACTCCAATGTCAAACGTTGGGGTAGTGAAGAGGTTATTATACCATATCTATATGAGGTTGACAAGAGATATCACAGATACTTTATGGATCTGGTGATCGAATATAAGGACGGTAACATAGTCCTCGTGGAGATCAAACCAGACAAAGAGACACGCCCACCTACCGGAAAACGTAAAACCAAGTTACTGGTAGAACAATCGTTGACCTATGTCAAGAACCAGAACAAATGGAAGGCGGCAGAGAAGTACGCAAAGGAACGGGGTTGGAAGTTTGAAATCTGGACAGAGAAGAGATTATCTGCAATGGGAATTCTACCCAAGGCATTCAAACCACTCAAACCATTTCCCAAAAAGAAAAGATAAATGCCATTGTAAATCGTATAAATAAAGAAGTAACTAAGAGGGTCCGGTGTGGCAACTACAGCGAAATCAAATGTAATTAACAGATTGGAACAACAGGCGTTCCGTGCAGGGATCACACCCCGTACAAAGGAAAGTCGCGCATGGTTTCTAAAGAAGGCGTCTAACCTACGCAGTATTAACCGTGAAGGATTGATGTCATCGGATCCTATTAAGAGGAAGGGTACGAGTGTTGTGGGTAGAATGTACATGTTCTTCTATGACCCCAAACACAAAGAGACTCTTCCCTACTACGATGCGTTTCCTCTCGTGTTCATCATTGGTCCTGCCAAGGGTGGGTTCATGGGGTTAAACATCCACTACCTACCCCCATTGTTACGTGCAAAGTTTCTGGATGCACTTATGGACATTGCGGGAAAGAACATCGATGACGGAACCAAACTGGATCTATCATACGAGGTATTGGTCAAGGCATCGAAACTGAAGTATTACAAACCCTGTCTGAAACATTACCTGAACAGTCAAGTCCAGAGTAAGTTCGCAGAGGTTCCGGCACCGGAGTGGGAGATCGCAACTTTCCTACCAACCGCAGACTGGAGAAAGAGGAATAGACAGAAGGTCTACTACGATTCAAGGCGTATTATAAATGGCTACTAGTATAGAAGAACTCAAGGCGGCCGCGAGTAAGAGCGAAGGGTTCGCAATGTCGAACATGTTCGAGATTGTCCTACCCAGTAAGTTTGGTATGAGTTCGAGAGACATTAACGTCATCTGTAAATCAACAGAACTGCCTGGCAGACAGATGATGACACAGGATCAACAGGTAGGTACAGTTCTTAGAAAAGTTGTCAACGGGTTCGCAACCGTAGATTTGAACTTAACCTTCTATGTCATGAACGATCACAAAATTACATCCTACTTCGATGAGTGGATGAAGGCGTGTTACGATCAGGAATCAAATCAAATACAATATTACAAAGATTACGTTCAGGACATCGACATCAAACAACTTCAGAAAGGGTATGCGTTTAGTCTATTTAAGAAACAATTAGGGTTCCTAGATAGTATACCCTCATCGATCCGTGCGAGGATTTTTGACGGTAACCCAGACTTCCAACAGGGTGAGATTGACTTCGGTTTTGGAAAAGACGCTGCGGTTATTCGTCACATAAAATTACTTGAGGCGTTTCCGGTCACTGTCAATGCGATACAGTTAGGGGGCGATCAGACTGATCAGATTACGGAGTTTACCGTACAGTTGTCTTATAGAGACTGGCGGTCAAAAGAAGCAGACGGACCAACAAGCGGTTTTGGTGGTTCAATTCTATCAGGGATACTTGATAGAGTATTTTAACATTGCTAAATTAGGAGCGTGAAATGGCATTACCAAAGTTAAACACCAGTCCATCGTATGAATGTACGATTCCCTCGACGGGGAAAAAAGTTTCATTCAGACCTTACTTGGTTAAAGAAGAAAAGGTCTTGATGATGGCAATGGAGACTCAAGACCAGAAACAGGCACTACGTGCGATTGTAGATACAATCGATGCGTGTATCACGAGTGAAGGTTTTCAGGGAAAGAAGTTGACAACCTTTGACATTGAGTATCTGTTCACTCAGATTAGGTCAAAGTCAGTTGGTGAGGTATCTACTATTTTGTTGAGATGTGAATCATGTGATGCACAGAACGAGTATGAGATAGACATCTCCTCCGTTAAAGTAGAAGCACCCAATACCGAAAATGTTATTGAACTGAGTGACGGTGTTAGTGTTGAAATGAGATACCCAATGTACGAACATGTCAGTAAAGTCAATTTCACCGGAAAGGAAATTGAAATTGGATTCGCTATGGTTGGTGCGTGTATTCAGGCCGTCATCACAGGAGACGAAAGGATCGAGGCGGACGAAGTTTCCAAGACAGAGATCAATGAGTTTCTTGAGTCAATGACGCAGGGTCAGTTTAAGAAACTGGCAGACTATCTTGAGAGTCTACCCGCACTGAGACACAATGCAGAATATACCTGTAATAAGTGTGGGGAAGAAAACAAACAGATGTTAAGGGGAATGTCGGATTTTTTATCATAAACCTTTCTCATGATAATTTGGTCAATTATTTTAAGACCAACTTTTCATTAATGCAACATCATCATTACAGTCTAACAGAACTTGAAATGATGATGCCATGGGAAAGGGAAATTTATGTTACATTATTGGTTGAGTGGATTAAAGAAGAGAATGAACGTAGACAACAAGAATCCAAAATGAGATAAACCAATGGCAGAAGCAACAATAGGTGGTTTGGGTAATGTTATTGACTTGATGCGTCAAGAAAATAATAACCGTAACCAAGCGCTCCAAAGAAGTCAAGAAGGGACAGAGAAGAATACCTCTGATCTCAATAAGACTATGCGTGAGATTCTCGCAGAGATAAAACAGGATCGTTTGCAGAACGAAGAAGATCGACGAGACAAGAAAAAAGAAAAAGCACCTATTTTCAAAGCACCTGAAATAAAATTAGACAAATCCTTTAGTGGTATCCTTTTGGGTCTTGGCGCTGTGATAGGCGAGACCGTAAGAAGAATCAAAGACATGGTGCAACGGTTTTTCGGTGCTGTTAAACTGGCGTTTTCTAGACTATTTTCTGTAGCTGGTATAACGAATCTAACGAAAGGTCTCCAGAGATCTATAACAAATTTCTACAAAGCGTTTAGAGGTGGTTTCTTCAAAGCCCTAGATGGATCATTAAGATACAACCTTAGAGAGGCCAACGGTAAATTCAAGAAAATGAATTTTGCCGAAAGAATGGTTTCTAATATAGGGAAGATATTTGGTTTCATAGCAAGACCATTCAATGCGATTATCAAATGGTGGAATGCATCCAAACTTGGTTCGTTCACAAACTCTATCGTCCAAAAAGTGTTTGGTTTTTTTGGAAAAATATTTGGTTTTCTAGGAGACACACTTAAGGCTACCATTGGTGTTGGTGATGATCTTTTCAAGGCTGGCGGTAATAAGATCATGTCTTTGGTGAAAGGTGTATTCACCAAACTTCTTTGGCCTATTCAAATTATTATTTCACTCTTCGACTTCTTCACCGGATTCTTGGGTGACTGGCAAAGAACCGCCGAATCTGATATGAACATCTTTACCAGAATTCTAAGTGCAACTTGGGAAGGTCTCAAAGGTGTGTTCGTTGGTTTCTTCGGTACTATTGGTGATTTACTGCAAGACGGAATGAAGTGGATACTGGACAAGATTGGTCTTGGTTCTGTTACGGATAGAATCAACGAACTAATGCCTGGCGGTATTAGTGGAATGATAGCATCCATATTTGATTGGGTTCGTAAACTATTCAGTTCACCAATCGAAGCGTTGAAAGATATCTTCACCCAGTTCATACCTTGGATGGGTCAATTTGCACAGACCATGTTCATGAATCTCGCAGACATGGTTAAGTGGGGATTGAAGGGGATATGGGGAGGTCTGACCTACGTATTCACTGACGTTCTCCCTAGTCTCTTCGCGTGGTTGGATGAGACAATGACCGCATTTAAAGAATCCCTATTTACGTATGCATCAGAGACATTTGATTATCTTATGGGAATTCCGGGCAGAATAGGTGAGTCGTTTATGGGCGCCTATGATGCAGTAATTGACTGGTGGGAAAATGAACCCGACAAATGGGGAAGTATGGTGGATTCAGCTACCCAACTTTGGGAAGATATTAAAAATTGGGTAAGCAATATATTTTCAGATGCATGGGATGCATTGACGGATTGGTGGGATGATGAAACTGATACTGCCGCAATGAGAGATAATCCACCAGAGACTAATGATGCAGTAGATACCGAAACTCGACCACCTCCTCCTCCGCCTGAGAGACCTCAGACAGCCTCACGTAGGACTCGTAACCGACCTCGCCCTCAATTAGGGACATCCGGTCAAGAACCAGAAGAACCCATGTCAGGTTTACCACCATCAGACGATATTGTTGCTTTGGGTGAATGGTTGCAGGGAAAAGGACTACATGTATCTGGCCACGAGGCATTTGGTGAAGTTGGAACACATGGTGAAAACTCCAGACACTATAGGGGTGACGCATTAGATATTAACTTTGTCGGTCCTAATGATGAACGTTATGTTGAGGCAGACAATCCCGAACAGGCTGCGGTCTTCGATGTACTACGCGATAAATTAGAAACCGCAGGTTATAGTGTGATGTGGAGAACTGGTGGTCACATGGATCACATGCATGTGTCTAAAGGCACTCAAGAAGGAACGGCTGAATACCGAAGAGAACGATTGGCATCAATGAACGCGAGAGGTATACCAGCGCCAGGTTCTCCACAAGCGCCTGGCACAACATCAAGAACCATGGCGGGAACTCAACTTGCAAATGCAGGGAATATGGGTGCGGGTGGTGGTAATCCTATTATTATGCAGACTAACGTTGGTGGGTCTTCTTCGTCAACACAAGTCAATAATAACAGTACTCAAGCGGCAGTCATTCCAAGTGTGTGGGATGTAAACGCCGCCTTCTTGACGAACAATCAGGCGGGCGCATTACCTATAACCTAAAGACCTAGTTCCAGTTGACGTATCTTGGTTGCGGAGATTGACTCAACCTCTTCCCCCAGATCTTCCTGCTCAATCGTGTATCCAACATCCCGACCATAGGTGATATGGGTGATGTTAGGTACAGCGATTATCACAAAGTCTTTATGGTGTTCATACCCTTCTTTTGCAAGTTCGAGTATGATGTTTGCCTTACGTTCCTCTACGGTGTAAGGATTACTTTCGTCTACCTCAGTGTCACGAAGTAGTATCGCTACTTGACCAGTCTTTGAAAGGGCCCGTTCAAATAACTTAGTATGCCCTTGGTGCCACGGTTGAAACCTTCCAAGGAGTTGCGTAGTTGGTTTAAGTCGATCCATTCTTTAACCTCCAGATCATATGAATCAGGTACTTCGAATAACTTATTAGTATCCTCGAATCGTCCTTCATCGATTGTATTCATCCAGATGGTGAAGTCGGCTTCTACGATATCACGGAGCTCCTTCAACGGACAAACAAAATCCAGAATTCCAACCTGATCGGCCATTCTTTTGGCCTGTCTTAACCTACCTTCGGGTGAGAAGTCCCAGTCATCAAACATCTCACGGTACGTATCCGCATTGTGATGCGGAATCAGAAAATGGTAAGCCAACTCCCTTGCGAGAGTTGACTTCCCACTGCCCGGCAATCCAAGTATTAAAATTTTCATGCCGGTACTACTTAGTCCTCATTCGCCATCTTTGCAAAGTAGGACAAGGTATCCTCATCATCGTCCGCTTCCGCACCTACACTAGGTTCGGGTGCAGCAACGATCTGAGGTTCAGGTGCAGAACGACCAACGTTCGACTCCGCAGTCTGAGTTAACGCCTCGTTACGTGCAGTTGCATTTCCACCAACTGCCTCACCCAGAACAATCTGAAGGCGACCCTTCAGTTCTTCATAAGGTTTGAAGGAAGCAGGTGCAGTGAACTCAGTGAGATCAAACAACTGGTTGTAAGTCGCTTCGAGTTTAGTCTCATCCGCATCGAACAATGCAGACACCGCCTTGAACTCAGACTTGTCGTAGTTACGGTAACCCGCAACGTTACGGATCTTCAACTGAAAGTCGGATCCATTCCAGAAGTCAAAGGGGTTGATTGGTTCCTCGCCCGGAAACTGAGGTTGCATGACATCCATGATCTTGTCAAAGATTTTCTTACCAAAATCATAGAGGAACACTTTACCGTTGTTTGCGGTATTCGCAGGGTCATTGACCACAAGGATGTTAGACACATAGTGAAGACGGCGCTTCTGTTTACGTGCAGTTTCCTTGTCATCCTCGACACCAGAATTCCACAGACGGGAGTTCAATTCAGAGACAGGATCATTCTGACCAATAGTAGTCAGAGACTTCTCAATGTACCACTGACCTGTTGGTCCCTTGAAGAAGTGATCCCAGTAACGAGCCCAAGGGAGATCAGAACCTTCCGCTGCGGGAAGGAACCGGATTACGGCGTAACCGTTTCCGCTCTCATCTACTGTGGGTTTCCAGAATCGGTCATCACCATAACCTTTCTTTTCGGTAGTACCACCACCGTTCATTTCGGCTGCTGCTGTGACCAGTTTAGACACGTCCATAGACTTGGACTTAAGATTTGCAAAAGACATATGTTTCTCCGTATATTTGCGTATATTGTATTAGTGTATATTTGTATCCACTTGATGCATATTATATACCAGTATTTATACTCCTGTCAAGAGTTAAATCAAGCCCAACCAACATATACCTCTCTCCACCCTTTGGTGATTAGAGTACACTCGTGGACTAGATTTGACGGGAAGATTACAGTCTCCCCTATCTCTAGATCATGGTACGTTTGACCATCATCCAGATGTCTGATAATCAGAATGCCACCTTCTAGGTCTTCTGACTTGTTGACCATTGTAATCGTGGTCAGTGTTCTGCTTTTACCTTCACCCTCGACATACTGATAGTCTTCGGAACCATCGAACGTGTCTCTGTGAGGTACTAAAAAATCTCCTTCATCGTAACGTAGGTAGTTACAATCAGTGATCGGGATACCAGTCTCTTCTTCTATGGACTGGTTGACATCCTCGAACCATTCGTGCAGGATGACTTTGTTCACACTCTTGCGGGCGGTGTGACCACGCCTTACGTTGGTGTACTGTTCGTGTCTCTTCGAGTTAAACTTATCTAGGTAACTCTTTTCAGAAGAACCGTCATCCACATGCGAGTTCACCCACGGAGCGTCAAATCTCCGGAGTTCTTCGAGTTGTTCTTCTGATAAGACACGAACGGTCTTAAACATCTAGTGTGTTTACCTTGGGAATGAAGTTGAGACTCATCGCCTCGACTTCGAGTTTCTGTTTGATGTTGTCGTTGAGATACTTCTTCACGTCCTCGACTTCAATCTTGTTCTCTTCGCACAAGTGGATAATACTATCCAAGTACCCCAGACTCGTCTTCTTCACCGTCTCCTCGACCATCATCGAAAAGTTCTTTTTTGTCAGGAACTTTGAGTCCTCTTGGGTCAACGCCTTCTCCATACCATGCATCCTGTAGTTCGATAGTCCACACAGCGTTGATGTCGGGATAGTATACTCCGAACTGTCGGTTTGGTTCCCCGTTAGGATGATACGACATGGCAACACAGTATCGCAATACCTTGTGTTGTCTGTTGTCACCATAACGAAAATCTAACCACACACCATTACTGAGATAAGACTTCATGTTTTGAATATAAGTTTTGAGATCATTATACTCAGAACGTTCCTTCCAATTGTTGGAGTTCTTCATATGACTGATACTCTTTAGCATCTGTTCACTATCCTTGATCCACGCCTTGACCTTCTTCCAATGTATAAAATGATCTTCGGGTAAATCACGAATAGATTCGTGGATAGATGCAGATCCATCATGACCTCTTGCTTCACGAGCCTTTGCGAGACGTTCTGCCGCCGCCGCTTTCTGTTCTGGTGTCATGGGTTTCCGTTTACGTTTGACTTTCGTCTTTTTACGCTCAGGATCAACCCCCATTGCACGTAACATGGCCTCTTCTTTTTTCTTACGGGTTTTAGCCGCCTTTTCGCCCTTAGTCATAACACCTCTATCTATATCAGAGATAACTCATGTTGTCCTCAATCATTACCCGTTGCAGATCAGATATGACATCCCAACAGGTATCGTTCCACAACTCTTCGAGTTCTTCGTGTTCGTCTTGCGCCTCATAGAGATCCAAGTCGGGGTCCACATCATGTTCTTTAAAGAACTCAGGGTTCGTCTCCTTCAACTTGTCATAGATGTCAGCGTCTTCCCAGTGTGCACCGTCTTCCGAAGAAAACAACTCATCCGTATCTTCATCACGATAGGGTTCTAGTGTGTACGCACCAGCAAACAGTGGCATCTCATCTGAGTAGAAGAACACACCGATACAGTCAGGTGCGAACTCCAGTAGTTTGGTGTGTATGTCTTGGATACCCCAAGGTGCACTCCATGCCGCAGTACCAAGAATGAAAAACTCTTTTCCATCCCTGTCTTCCGCCGCATCCTCTACTGTCGCCCACTTTGCACCAACGTCATCGATACACTCAATTTCATGAAGGTCTTCAACCCCATCAAACAGTTCGACCAAAAAGTCCAACGCCTCATCAGTGAGGCGTTGAAAAGAGAGACTAAATTCTACATGATTTGCCATTACGCAGTCTCGAACGTTAGTACTTTGTCTACACGGAAGGACCGCCACTCTTGAATGTCTGTATCAAACACTCGAAGGGTTGCGTCACCACCGACAGACTGATCGACAGAACCACCCTTGGGCATCTTGTCGGCTGGGATCCTATCGGACACCAGTGTCGCTTTCATTTCACGGATCAGGCCATCCTTAACCTTCTCGAAGGATAGGGACACTACACCTTCTCGTAGGGCGGATAACATGTCATCACGGGACATATCAATACTCATCATCAAAGTTTCCTCTGTTACGGTTAACGGATATAGAGTCACTGTAGTGAGATGAGATGTAATTCTGTTCATCTCCCCAATACAGATCGTCACGGTTGTCAAGACTGCTGACAGTATTGTCATCATACTCATTCATCAGTCTTTGTTGGCGTCTACGGTCAGACTGCCGTTTTCGGTTTTGTGCGTTCATACGATTCGCAACTTTCATAAACAGTGCATACCTTTCTGCTGAATTAAGTTGTTTACTGGAATCCATTATACATTAATCCACTTCCTCTGTCAAGAACCAATTTGGAATTTTACGTTTAGTCCACTTCATCTCAAAACGTTCTTGTTTCGTTTTGTAGAAGTTCCGGTAGGACTGAACCGGATCACCTTCGACCACACACTCAGGATGTGTTTTGAATGCAAGTTTGAATGGGGTCAAAGCCCGTGAGTCAGGAATGTTTTGCGGTGCCCACATAAGGTATTCACCATACTTCTCCCAAGACTTGTGTACCTTACCATACCGGAACGTGTACTCCTTGCAGAGTTCTTGCCAGTGACGGTAGTGCCAATAGTAGTTAGCACGTGACTCCATAGTCCAGAGAGTCGATGGATGTTTGGGATGCGCGATCTTGTACAAGTGATCGTTACCACCATCAAGTACACGATGTACAGTACACAACATCTGGCAAGACTCAAGGGGCATCTTCACGATATGTTTATCGCATTGAGAACGTGCGGAGTCTATTGCACAAGGAAACTTGAAACCCCGTTTATCGTCATACTCAATACCAAATATATTCACTCTTCAACCCCCTTGTGTTTGCGGTAACCATTACGGTCACGTTTCTTACGATCAACATGCGTAGCAGGCTTGTTGAACTTATTGATAGTTCGTGCGACTGGATTAGTTTTGATTCGAAACACTTTTTTCTTGTTCTTCATACATCCTCTCCAACCACTCAGAATTTTTGGTCACGTATTCTTCATACGGTATTGGTTTTTCTCCCCACGTTCTTCTTTCTTCATTGTGGAGAAAATACATCTCTCTTAACCAAGTTTCGTATGACATCTAGACCCCCTAGTTTGTAAACTTCGCCTCGAACGGAAAACATTTTAAGAACAACTGACCTTCCAGTCGATACGCTTCCTTCTCCCAAGGTTGGTTCTCGTACTGAAAACCCTCAGCGTTACGACCTTTCCACTTCCAACCCTTCGCACCCTCTGCGTCGAGTTGACCGCGAATGAACTGTCGAGCGTGAACCATCTCGTGTGCAAGGGTCTGCATCATTTCGATGAACCCAAACTTACGACCAGTCTCCGGACATTTCTTAGCGATTTGAATTTCTGCGTAGTCGTTATCTCCATTGCAGAGACCATACGCACCGATATCTTTGTTAGTAAACTGAACGTCGATCCAAGGATTGCGGAGACGATTCATCCCCAATTCCTTGACCAAGTTGAGGATGAACTCCTCGACAACGGGTTGATTAGCGATGCGACCTTCAATGAAACAATCCATAACTACCCTCTCTCATCAATCTACAAGTACAGTGTATCAGCCCTAACAGGAATTGTCAACCCCTACCCTTCAATAAAGCGTGATAAATTTTGCGATTCTTGGGTTTGACCTTCGCCTGTTTGAGGGCCTTCTCAACCGACTCTTTGTTGTATTTAACCTTTGACATATTTTCAGGCTCCTACGCACTGCCAATAACCACGTCCGAAGACCTCAATGGTCTGTTTTTCACCGGACACTATTTTGACGATCTCTAGGGGAGACCCACAGAAGTATGCGGCCGCCTCTCTACAATCATCAAACATGGATATGTGAATAACACCAGACAGAGGGCCCTTCCAATGGTCCGGACACTCGATCAACTTAAGACACTCTTCCAAATAACCATAGGTCTGACCACCAGACCCAACGATATCTTCAGCGTTCATTACACTACCTCCACGAGGACTTGTTCCTCACCATCGAAAGAAAAGATGTTGACAGATTTGATATCTGGCAACTGGGCGGTGAAACAGATGGAACGGGCGTAATCCCGAGCCTTCTGAAGAGAATAAATGGGAGTGAATAAACCCGCCATGGGTTTACCGTCTAGAGTTTTCACGATGTATTGCATAACGACCTCTCTTTCTCAATCTTACATATACATTATAGGGTATCGGGCAAGAAATGTCAAGAACTTTTTTCAAAAATAAGTTTAGGGAAATCAAGGACTTAGAAAAAAGTTGAGGGACTTACCGTGGTCCCTCGCGTGTCTATTAGGTGACAACCCCATCATTTCCCCATCTTGGAGATTTCTGTGGCCTGTTTCGAGTCTATGACCGGAACCGCATTGGACTTGTGCATGGTTGCGATACCCTTCACCAGAGTCCCTGTATACCGTTGTGGTTCTTTCTTAGGCGTCGAACCAGACATGGTATCGTGACTAGGGTACTTCTCCCTATGTTCCCGCGATTGTCTCTGGAAGAGACTCTCCTTGCGTTCCATAGGGACAAACTCTCGCTTGGTCTCAACCTTACCGTGCACCTTGTCGATGTACTGTTCCAGAGTCAACTTAGGACTACCACAACGTTTCATCAACTTGTTGTACTCTCGAAGTTCCGTCTCCCACCGTGCGAGTTTCGCCTTGGTGATCTTGCGTTTCTTCTTACGTGTATTTAGGGTTGAGTACGCATGACCCATCAAATGCATGGTCATACTAGTTCGACGATACCCTCGAAGGCCTCTTCGAATGTTGCAGTCAGGTTATCGTAATCACCGGACATCATCTCTTTGATGAGGGTGTCGATCTTTTCCCGACTCCAACCAAGTTGTCTACCAAACCTTTTTGCATAACCCATCAAAACGAACGCATTCCCATCAGGACCACTAGTATCAATAACTCGCATTACGCAATCTCCTCAAAACCAATCGCAGCGACCTTGAACTTCTTGTTACCAAGAAGCATCTGGTCACCCATAGATGTAGACCGAAGACCCATACCACCTTCGTGTAGAGGAGCCATAACAGTAACGTTGGGATTGAAATCACCATTGTCTTCGATGTCAGTCCGACTCCAAGAACCCATAACGTTGTTAGTCCAACGATATGCATACTCAAGGGCTTCTGTACCCTCTAGGTCACCAACCTCAACCAGTGCAACTGTCCGAGGCGTATCCTCGAATGCGGTGTGAATAACTGCAACTTGCATAATCAAATCTCCTTAAGCGAACAGGGGGCGCATGTTTTCAACGACCACGTTGTAGGCGTTGACTTCGTAACACCAGTTGGAGAAGAACTCATCATCGTCCTGCTCATCGCCGGGCAGGGCAACGTAGTCGCTCCAGAGAACGTCCATCGACTGGAGACCCGCAAGGAGGTCACCCTTGGCACGGGACTTCATGATCTGAACAGCTTCGTCAAACGACATCTCTTCGATCTGGTGGAAATGGGGAATACGGAACATAGGAATCTCTCTCTTTCTCAATCTTACCTGTATACTATACAGTCCTCTGCAAGAAATGTCAACACTTTTTTTGAAAAAAAGTTAATTTTCTTTTCCTTGCGAATCAATGGGTTGCATCGCTGCAACCCGATTCATGATCTCAAGGACACCATTGGGACTGACCCAACCCTCGACATTCTCACCTTCAACCAATGGAACCCAATCACCATTTGCGTCCCATGCGGCCACTTCCACCGAAGCGAACCCTCCGGAGAAAGTACCCGTAGAGTACATACCATCACCCATCGCAAGGGATACGGTGAATCCGTTTTCGAATTTGATGGCGAAGTTACCCTTCTCCGCACCTCTATCAAAATTTTCCTTAAACATTTTAATCATTATTGAAACTCCACCATAGCGTAAGCAGGAACCTTGAAATTGTTGTCATAGAGACCAATCTCATCAAAACCGTACAGGACAAATCCATCCATAGGATCTTCTTTTGCCTCGTAGACAACCAAGTTATATCCAACCGGAATCATACCTTCGAACTCATTAATGTTAGGAATCAGAATCATTTCAAACCTCACTTTTCTCTCAATTACTTGTTTATAATACAACACCCCGCAGGAATTGTCAAGTCTTTTTTTCATATAAATATAAGAAAAGCGCCATTAGGAAAAGGTATAAATATGAGTGAAGAGTTATTCGATTTTGGGTTCACATTCGCAAATGAGGATGAACTCGAAGTTGTGCAACAGGCACAACAGACCAATCAGTTGAATACAACTGCGGTCATCTCCACTCAGGAGAAACTAGACAAGTTGTTCAATGCAATTCAACCGCTACTGAACAATCTGAAACAGAACCCTGAGAAGGAATATATATTGTGGCCGAACAGACTAGATAAGATAGAACAGTTCGAAGACTACATCCAAGGTATCTACAAGGGTTAACTAAATGAACTATCAAGACATCAATGAAGTCATCGTGACTACCCGTGAGAATGAACTCTATCAGGGTAAGACGGTCCACAGACAAACGAGAAACGAACTACGTTTACTCATGGACGAAGCGTTCGCCACGTATAGAAATGGGGTAAACCGCAATCTGGTTGTTCGAAAGAATAACGTAGATCCCACACCGTCTATCATGACTAGAATTCCATTGGTGTGCAACATCATCGCCGGACGTGGATACAGGAACGTTCTGTTCGTGGGTTACTACAACGAAAACGAAACCAACGAGTGGGTTGCATCTATGGAAGAGGTTGCGAAACACGATCAGATTCCTATCGAAGTTCGCAATCAAAGTCACGCTGCCCCAATGGAATTGAGTTACCAGATGATTCCGGTCTTCCAAAAATTCTACGACTACGGGTTCGACATGACTGTCTTGTTACCACCCGCTGAACGTAACAGGGGTGTGGTTAAGTACATGTATGATGCAACAGGTGTACAGACAACTCCCGCAAACAAACAGTACAAGTATGGTAGTGAGTCTACGGTTCTACAAGAACCTTTGGGTGAAGGTGAACTGTTGTATGATGCGGTGGTGTTTGCGGGTGTGCCTAAGAAATATGCAGATACTAGTTTTACCAGTAATGATATCAAAGAAGAGTGGGCGCCTTACTGTCAACCCAACTTTGAGATCATGGACATCTCATATCAGGGACACGATCCATTGAGATATTCTGACCGCCACAATCAACTGGACCTAGAACCTCAGATCCAGAAGTCTTTCTCCGCAAGAGCAGAGACGGATAGAACAATGTTGATGGGAAGACCCGTGCATTATGATGGGTTCCGTAGAACCATCACAGCGTATTAATTCCAGTCTACGCCTGCGGGTACGTAGTCTTTAATCTTACGACGAATCTCTTTATCCAGATCCGCAACTGACGTGGGTGGTTGACCCTTCTTCTTGACGTAGAAGTAATTTGCGTCCTTGACGTAGGATCCACCCCTTCCAGACTTTGCGAGGTTCGCATCCACCCCAACCTTGTTGAACGCAAAGACGATATCTCCGTCCATGTACCTCTTCAACTTTTTACCCATGTTGATGATGTCACCCATTGTATTGGCGGCACCACGGTGAGTGTTGACTAGGATCTCAGATGGGACTCGACGTGAACGTGCCTGGTTTTGAGATTTTGCAACTTCGATGTCGTTGACAACCCAGACGATATGGATGTTCTCCTTATCGTATCCAAGACTTGCGGCCTGACGGGTGAGTCTTTCCAGTTTGGGTAGGTCTTTGAGTGTGGTATCAAAGATGATGTTGGGTTTCTTGTCTTTGGGTTGTAACAAAACTCCACGAAAGAGTGCCTTCTGTTTCCGGTTGTCCAGATCCAAATAGTCACCCATGATATCGTGAAGTTTCGATACGTTCTCAGGATTCTTTAGGTTCGCTGCAAGGTCAGCAAGATCAACACCAAGTTCTTTCTGAACTCTTGCACGAATGCTAGGGGCTCTGGACGCGAGAGTTTTAAGTTCATCGACATCCAGAGTCTTCCCTTCGATACCTACGAGGTTAGAGAGAACGAATCCTTTACCGGAACCCGCTCCCCCCGCCATGAAGACAATGTTTCCAAAACGAGGATACGCTTCTCCACCAAAAGTGATCAACTTTTCAAGGAGCGATTCCGCCTCCTCGAAAAGAAAAGTTGTCTCATCCATATGTGCTTTGAATTTCTGCATGGCAGGGGGAACCTATGTTAGTTTACTTATATTTATACAATCCAAGTTACTAACAGAACAATTACACCAGTCCAAATTAGGACATTCGGGTAATTGGTCACAACTTCTCTGAAGTCAGCGACAGTACCTTTTACATAGTCCCAAGTCCAGTTGAAGGCTTTGTTAAGAGTTTCCATTTTAGTTTTCCTCTGTGGTTATGGTTACGTTATCAGGGATAGCGATTTTAATATTCTTGTGAGTGTTATGTAAGTAAAAATTCGTACCCTTGAACTCTTGAAAAATCTTCGTAAAGATTGGTCTCCAATTACTGGCGAGTCTGTGAGTATTTCCAACACTCCGGTCACTCTCAAGTATGAGGTCCGTAGAGGACCGTAGATTTAAATCAAACATTGAGTCGAATCCGTATATGTGAACTTCATCGGCTTTCAATGCTCTACACGCATAGTCCACAGCCATGTGTCCACACGAGTAGTTCGTTGCCGCCTGTCCTTCACTCTGGCCAGGCAGTTGTGCGTATCGGGGAATGTTTTGATGAAACCCCTTAATGTTCTGCGAGTACTTGAGATAGAAAGATGGTTGCATCTCCATCCACTTTCTTGGTCTCGCACCCAGTACCCAGTCATACATGTCAAGACGAATCTGACCATCCTGTAGGGCCTTCATCATCTTGAAGTCTACCATGCATGTCGCATAAACCTCATTACGTGGAATTTCGAAGGGTGGCATGTTGCAGATCAACAGTTTACCGGCAGTCCCACGTTTGAACATAAAGGCGGAATCACCATTCCCCAATACGTTAACTCGCATATTACATCCTTAATTTGTTGGGATTTAACTTGTCGTATTGTACTCTATTAACCACACCTTCGTCAAGAAGTTTTTGTCGGTTTTCTAGATGTCGGATTCTAATTTGTTCCTTACTACCACCATTATAGGCGCAGGCGTGTCCCTCTAGTACTAGGACTTCGGTCAGTCGCATCCAACGATCTTGGGGTCCGTAGTAGACCTCGAAGTCCCCAAGAATTCGACCATACTTACCTTTCATATCCTCACCGTCTTTTGCGGCGATAGTCTTCAACTTGGGGTTCTTCCCAAGTAGTTCTTTTACTCTTTTCTTTGCAGCGAGGCCGAAAAGTTTTTCAACCTTGTCTCTAGTTCGGGATTCTGGTGTATCAATTCCCATAATACGAACACGCTCGTTATGAAGCCAAATCCCAAAGCCCAAATCAATATCGACATCCACGGTGTCTCCATCAACAACCCTCTTTAGTCTTGCTCGATACTCGTACACATCACTCTCCGAAATATTTTTCTAGGACAAACAACTGGTCTTCCCACTCTGCAATCTTGTGGAGTTCAGACTCAATCGCTTGCATAACATCCGAATGTTCTCCGATACCCGCAGGGTTATCTAGATAAATTTCAACGTTCGCCTTGTGTAACGCAATCTGTCCTTCGGCGTGTACCCTAAGACTTTCCAGAATCACTGTTCTCTTCGACACCATCTTCTTCTTCCTTATCTTCTTTGGTGTTGACGGTTCGGTAGTATACCACAACCTCTTTCAACTGATTAACATATCTACGAATCTCTTGCATGTTGTAAGACATGAGTTCGTAATCACCTACTGACATGGCAACGAATACAACACCACCATTATTCATATCCCTAATCTCATCTAGGAATGTGTCTAGGTTTTCATCAGACACCACATACCACTGCGGATCCTTCAGATCAATCGCACGGGGCATAGTGGGGTGAACGATAGGAATCTGTACCTCAACGGTACGAATCTCTACAGGGGCGGGGGCGGGAATCTTCGGTCCCCCAAGAAAACTCGCACAACCACTAGTTATCAAGGTTGTCAATAAAAGCAGACTCAGCTTCAATGGTGTCAAAGACATCTTTTGTTCCCCTATTAATACGTGTTTGAATTAGGCCTGGTTTGGCAGCTGCAAGTCTTGCAAGGTCATGACGTGCAAAGATGTCGAGATATCTCTGTTTTTCCTGTTCGATCTCGTTGTTACGTTGGGTCATATCATTGAGTGCGGTTGTCTGTCTTTCTAGGTTAACCTGTAACGCCTCGATGGTGTTGACCTGTTCTTGTTGTGCAATCTTTAGTGCGTTGATTTCATTCGCCTGAGTTATCGCTCTTGCCTCCAAGGTGTTAATCTTGGTTTCGGTGGTATTGTAGTAGATGTAACCACCAGCGCCCATTGCGAGAACAACTCCAAGTAAAATTTTACTAAACATTCTGCATGATCTCCCTGATCAAGTCCTTACCCTTCTTACCAGTGTGGTGTACAATCAGAGGGTTCTTTACTGCGATATTATCTATGTAGTCTAACCGTAGTGTATTGTATTTATGCGGTAACGGTTCTATGACTGCCATCTTTGCAATATCGTCACCAGCGAACATTGCATAGAGAGTTTCTTGATCTCCCTGTATAGGTTTGTTGATGCACTCAGACGCCCATGCACGTAGGATGTTGGGTGTTCCTTCGAATACGACTACTCCAGAGTTGTACCACATTCCATGTTCACCCCGTCTTCGAGTCCACGGTCTGTCTTCACACATACTTATTTTGAAAGGAACAGTGTGTTCGAAGATACTGTCGATGTTATCGAATATCTCACAGTCCGTATCAAGCCAACAAGACTTCTTTGACTGGAAGGAAATATCCAACATGGCGCGAGGTTTCTTGAACCACCCCACCGCCTCTGTCTTGATTTCATAACGAGTGACATTCTCTTCGAGTTTGTCAACGAAGTCCGCCATGTCTTCACTCATACCAAAGTCACACACAAACAGGTGCGTGTCATTATTTTCAAAATAGTTGCGGATGAACCAAGGCAACTGCCATTCGGTCACTTCGTCACAACCCGTAAGGAAAGTCTTATCCAACATGTGTGTTATACCCATAATCTCCATTGAACACATACTCATCGTACTGGTTTATATATGAGATGGTCATGTCACTGCACTCTAACAAAAAACTCTTATCGTCTAGTGCGCCCCGTAGGTCAACCTTCGGTAGGGTTCTTAGTCCCCCGAACGAGGTATCGAAGTAAGGCACAACAACCTTAGACATAAACTCTTCTTCTAGATCCTCATACTTCAACACAATGTCAGCGGGTTCGACAAATCTCTTTTGTTCTAAGAACCGGCCGTGTCTCCAAGGGATCTCAGTTTCGATGAATCTGTTAAAACTGTGATTTGCAAAACGTTTTCTATCCGGATCTGTGGACGTTGCGTTACCTCTGTGCCACTGTTCGTATTGTTCACGTATCCTAGTGTAGGGGTCTCTGACTACCGTGATTGTTGTACCCAGACCATCCAACACATTGTTATCCGTCAACGTGGCGGCGAACTCCGATTGCGTTTGATACATGGTATCGGTTGTGGAGAAATCTTCAATTCGAAATTTTCTAATGTGTTCGAACAACCAAGATTTGATTCTATCCATCCCAGTATTGGGGTTCCAGATAAAGGTTAATATTTGACCACCTTCGGTAGTCACTTGGATGTTCGATTCTCTGTTCTCTAACCAAAGAGAACGAGGCATTAGGTTCGCTTCCGGAAAATCGTCCGGTAACCTATAAGGTGGTTCTGCCGGTGGTGTACCGAACGTGACTTTTCTATAAATTCTCGATGACATATCCTTCACCATAGTTGTGTTTTGCGAGACATCCCTCTTCTTTTTGTATGGTTGTGAAACTATCATCTGCTTTTGCGACGAAGGGGTAATGTTCTTGCAACCAAGGGAATGTATCTATATTTAGGTAAACATCGGTGGGTTTTGGAGATATTTTTGCGGTTCTTATGAACGCTTCCGCACCTTTAGGGTTTACCATATACGCATGGGCGCCGGGAAAATATCTCTTAGTTGTGAGTGGACCCATACCAAAGAAAGAGGGTTGATTGAATTTACCGTAACTAGGTGCACCCAGATTTACTGCCCCCTTAAAAATATTAGATGCGGGTAACTCATTGATCACAACTGCATCATGTTCAAAGATGACTATAGGTTGACCGATTTCAAGTAAACACTTCTTCCACAGAGAATAGTGTGACAGGAACGCAGACAGACAGTTTGCGTGTCGAGAATAAACCTCAGAGAAACCATCAGGGTCTATACCCTCACTCTTTGCGATTGAGAAGGGACTATCGTTTGGAGTAATCGCCTTGAACTTCTCGACCTGTAACCCGATCTTTTTTGCACTTGCGATACATCGATCTGCGGACTCGACGGACTTAGGATTGTCCATAATAGTGATAACAAAACTCTTCATAACTATCCTGTTGTAGTAGACTTCACTCCCTGCACTACAGTGTAATAAGGCCACATCACTTGCATCCAAGGGAAGAACTGTTTGCACATCAGTGCATCGTTAGGCCACATTCCAATTTCATTCACTTTATCTAGGAGTTTCTTTGCGGCCCAAGGTTTGATGATGTATGCAGAGTTTCCTGCAAGACCTTGAGGTAGAGGATCGTCTCCGATCTGATCAACAGAGGGAACCTTATGGAACCCATACTTACCAAACAACGCATTGTGGAAAACAGATGCCTTGCGTGTTGCACCGATAGGACTGTTGAGTCCAAGGATACCTCCCGCAAAACTACCAATAGGTTCTCTGGACAAACACTCATCCATGACCTGTCTTCTTTTAGGAATATCCCATCCTGTGACCATCATCTCCTTTGTGTCGTTCCACCTATCAAACCAGTCCGTTGTTAGTCTAAGTGGTTCGGGATCTGAGATGTCCTTCCACACAAACTTGCGAATAAACAGGGCGTCCTGTTCCAGAACCATAACAGGTTCGTTCATGTCAATACAGTACTGCCAGGCTCTCATGTGAGATACCATACATGCAATGACTTTGTTCTGATCGTTGGCGATATACGCTTTCTTGTACAGTCCGGTTGCAAGATCCAACCCACTTGTTTCTGGTGTTGCAGGCCAAGTCCACTGAAGGTGTTTACCCTTGAGGTAATAAATCTCACCCATTCCTTTACCCAGTGTGGTGGGTGTAGTGGCATCCATCACAACCGGATTGATCTTCGAACCCGTTATCTCAATACTCTTTAAGAGGTTACGAGTTGCGTGTGTCGCAGCTGCGTTATGGAACAGAGAGATGATGACTGCTTTAATATGACGGTCACCATCTAAATCGGTAACCGTGGGTTCTGCATTTTCTATCTCATTCGCCATACGTATTCTTTCTACCAAGTTCATCGCCAGTAGTTCTTAGTCGCCCCTGTATCAAAGTCGAACCCCCAGTAGTCAATGTCCTTCCTGTACCAGTCCGCAACTACCTGTATAGTCTTATCATTATACATGGACTGATAGGGGTCTGTCAAGAGTCCTGTTACGTTACGAGGTTCCGGATCGAACAGTACCTTGAAATAGGCTTTGATATCATCGTTGTAGTTCTCAAACCGAAGGATGTCGCACCTTACATTACCCTCTTTGTCACACACGTGATCGTATGCGGGATACCAACCCCGCACTGCACGATGCCACATAAATTCTTCACCACCCCACTTGTGACGTTCCTCAAGGAACGCTTCGAAGGATGATACATCCGCATACTCTTTGTTACCGTAGACGTTCGAATTGTATTCGACCTCAATGACCTTCTTTGCAAACCAGTAACGAGATACAACTCTTGCCCAAGGGTTTCGAACTATCGCAAAAGACTTATAGGTGTTTCTTATCGTATTATCCACGTCTCTCCATCGGGCGTGTTCGTACCCCATATCATCACCCGTGGCTCGCATCTTTTCTTCGAGACGTTTGGTGTATGTCCTATTACAATGGTGAGTCGGGTGTGCAAGTATCAGACGTTTGCGTAACTCCACATTTCTGCGGAGAGTCATACCACCGTTTTTGGGGATGTGTATGAAGAGTTTACGATCCATGCATTACCCTTAAGATATAAGAGTCGGGATTTCTACATATCGCCCCCAGATGCATGTACTCACGTTCGTGGTAGTCATAGTGTTTGACATCGTACTTATCGATGGTGTTCATCAATCGGATGTGTTCTCCGATCTTGTACCTATCGGGTTGTTTCTTTACCCAAGGGTCGTTAGCGGCATAATCCCGATCTAACATGTAAACGTCTTCGATGAAGTACACCCCGTCTTGTTTTAGAAACGGGAAACAGTTTTCGAAAGTCTTTCGGTTCGCTTCAGGCCAGTGTGCACCATCATCGATAATAAAGTCAAACTTGATATCGTTACCCCACATCCTACGGATTGCATTCGGCAGTGCGGCGTGACAACTATCATACTTCAACCACTTCACACGTTCATCCTTCAGGACATCAAGACTATCGGGATGAGTCCTCTCAAAGATGTCGATTGTGTAAATAGTCGCATGAGGAAAATATTCCAAAAATGCGGCAGTACTCTCCCCCCGAAAACAACCAATCTCAAGAAGATTGAGTTGGTCATCCTTCACGTCCCAGAAATACTGCTCGTAACAGTTGTCGTAACAGTGTTTCTTAGTACCTTTGTCGCAATCCCACTTGTCGAATAATTCTCTTAACGTTCCCATTTCACGTACATCCTATTCCTGTCAGGCATCAATTCGGTCACCTCAAACCCGTTCTTTCTTGATAGATCGATGTGATGATCTATCGTCCAGTTGAAGAAGGGTATCTCACCTACCCTATCATTACCATGATCTCTGTGGCCCGGATTGCACCTCCAGTAGATCCTAGATTTTTCCTTTAGTGCCTCACACACTCTCTTGCATTGCAATTCAACAAGATCATACGATCCAAAGTTGATACTACCCAGACAGAATGCAACGTCATATTTATCCTCGTACATATCGACAACTTCATAGTCTTCAATCGGACATACTTCATCCGCACCTATATCAGTAATATCGATACCGTGGAGTAGATCAATATGACGCTTAAAAGGATTGACTCCGCAACCGACATCTAATACCCTTTCTTCTCTTTTCACTTCATCAATCAGTCGAAACCCAGTCCAGTAGTAACCATCTAAACCAGCGGTTCTGGAACTAGGCCACGTGTTAGTAAAATAATCCTTCAAAAAATCCATGTGTGGATTAAGGTCTGTAGACATAAACTTTCACATCCTTCTTAGAGTATTCATCTGTTATGACCGAAGGATCTAATTTCCAAGTTAGGTCAAGTAACTTCAGAACCTCTAAGTTGTTATCACATTGAGTTACTTTATTTTCGTTCTTATATATGAATTGCATTATCGCCTGATTCTGTCTTTGAATCTGGTCAAACATGTTTTCTTGATTTTTGTACCAAGCGTAGTTCGGGTAGGTTATATCAAAACCTCCACACTCATTCCACCACTTCCAACACTCATAGTCGTTTCGATAGACCAGAATAATCCGGTACTTGTGAAAGTTCTGTAGTTGGGTTGAAAGTGTGTGTGACTTGATCAACCGGACACCTTCACCACTAAATGGCAAGTCCCAGTTTGAGGGATCAAAGTCGAACTCCATCATGGGGTCAAAGTATGCACCACCATGAACCAGTCCGTTGTTGTGTGTGTATTTTCGTTCAGGTGTAGAGTCGGTGTGATCGAAGTCGGGTGCGATCCAAATGTTATTAGACACACCAGACCAACGAGAGCCTGGCGCACCTGTGAATAGGATATACCTATTTTCTTTCAGACTTGGGTCTAAGACCTTTCCAGACTTCATTATCTAACCAGTGCTCCTCAACATATTTTACATATTTGTTATTCTGATCTTCTACCAGTATATCATACACTCTTGGGTTGTCGTAGTCAATAGGAAATCCTAGAGTCCTCGACAAATACTTTAAGTACATACCTTTATGTAGGTATAAAGTTTCGTGGGATAGAAACGCAAAGTCGCAATCAAGACAACGATAGTACGCCATCGCAGTAGGTAGGGTTATTTCGTCCCTTACCCTTTCCTGTTGAAGACAGTTGATGTTACGGTCACGAGAGACGATACAAACAGTTACTCTATGACCCGCACTCTTGGCTTCATCAACGAACTCCTGAATGGCGGGAATTCGTTTCTCTCCGTCAAAGACAAATGGGACACTGACGTTTGCGACAACGTAGTCCTCTTTGATCTTCTCTAGGGTAGGAACGGTCAGTTCCGGATTGACCCAACATTCTGCAAAGGGTTCCTCATCACTCGGAATCCAATACTTCTCTCCAAAGTCCCAACCATAGACATGTTCGCTGAGACCAAGGATTTTACTGAATAAGTGATTACCAGAACCCTGTGGGCCTGTGACCAATAGAATGTGTTTTCCGATTGGTCTGTTTCGGTTATACTCGTTGTTGTCCGACATAGGTACGTACCTTCAATGGGTTAACTTCATCTGTTGGGCCTGTACCAGAGTCAGGCGCAAACACGAAAAGGGTTACGTCTTCACCTTTGTTACACATAAAATTATGTAGAACGTTTCTTTCCATAACCCAAACGTCACCCCTGTTAATGGGGAACACTTCGTTGTTGTCAAGTTCGATCTGACCGGATCCACTGAGGATAAGACCGATACGTTGACTTGGGTGAGTATGGAGTGTTTGTTGCATTCCTTTGGGGAAGTGCACGTAGTTGATGACCGGAAGTCCTAATCGGCCCGGATTGACTGCGGTGGTGTTAGTACCACCATCCATGTAGGATAGATTACCTGTTACACCACGGGCGTTGGGTACAAACAAACGTTCGTCGTTCATCCCAAGTCCATAGTATTTGATGTTGACTAGTGTGGAGTCCTCATCCAGTGTTTCTGCCTGAAACCCTGAGTTCACCGAAGCGGCGAAGTTCGAGTCTTTGATACTCCACCCACTGTTGTTACTTCGAAAGTTGCAAGACTTGCCCATCACATAACTGTTATGGTCCTGCCAACCTTCCGACACTTCTTCGTATTGTCCTTTCCACACCTGAACGTCATATCTCCAGATATCGTTTACCTGAAACGTTTCACCGTGATGGAGATGGAACATGTTGTTCTTCATAATCCTGTCACCTCTAAAATCTCTGTCGGAATGAAGGGTTTCTCCATTCTTTCTGGATGCCATACTATCGCACCAATGTTGTTTTTATACCACGATTCACAGTCTCCCTCTGGATCAGTTGCAAGTACTACAGATCCGGGCGGTGGTTCTGCAATCCAGATATCGTGATAACTATTGACCCAGTAAGGTCTTCCATCATAAAAAACGTTGTGTTCTGTTATGTAGTGTTGTTCCTTAATTTTATCACCTTCGACGTATCCACCCAGAATTGAGGTGAGTAGAAACGCCCCGTGACAAATACCAAGTACGGGTTTACCTTCGGTCACCATCTCTGTGGCGATCCCTACTTCTGTGATGATACGAATATCGTCGTTCCGCCCACCTGTTATGATGAGTAGATCCAATTCGTCTGAGAGGGTTTCATAATCTAAGTCTTCACGATTTGGGATAGGAATGAGTTCATGACCCTTTAGGAACTTGTACCAACCATGTTCTAAAGCGTCATGAACTATTCCAGTGTTAGGAAACGTGAGGACTCGTTGAGTGAGTCCAATTTTCATGATTTACCAACCGTAAGCTTCGTTTACGAGTTCACGTGATCCAGTCGCTTCAACTGTGTTTGCACACGAGATTTCAAAAAGGTCTTTACGCATACCTTCAACAACACGTTGGACACGGTTCTGTGTCTCTTCGTCTGTTGCAACCTTGCGTAGTTTGTATCCACCGATTGCACTGTGGAAACCTTCGTCCTTTGCGATCTCACGATAACGACTTGAAATGAATGAGTCTTCGATGGTGTCTGCCATCTGGTTCCAGACTGCTTCCGCACGTCCTTCCGCAACCAACTGATACGCGGCGAGAACTGCTTCGTCATTCTCTGCACCATACTTCTCTAACAGAGTCGCACCCTTTGCGGTATCCATCTCACGTTCCTTGCGGATTGCAGAGGCTGCATCGATCTCCTCACCAGAGATGTGTTCGATAACTTCCTTGACCATGCGATAGTGTTTCGCCTCGTCTGCGGCTTGTTTAGAAAGAAGTTCTAATTCTTTGGGGTCTGCGTCATCCGCTGCATTTGCGATCTGCATAGAAATCTCAGACATGTTCATACGTTCATTGACCATGCGACCAATGAAGTGATCGACCATTTCCTCTTCGGAAAGGTCACCTTCGAAGTACGCCTTGACATTCATCTTAGACGCCTCGAAGAGGGCTTGGTTTTCGTTGCGAATTTTCTTCACAAACTCTTGTGGTTCTAACATAAGGTTCTCCTGTTAATCACTCTTTTAATATAGATGTTCACCTTCTTTATTTATAAGAATTCGTCCTCAAACTGTTCGATGAGTCTCCAGTTTCTTTCTGTGTACTCTCCTATCTCCTCTAGGTAACTATCCCAGATTGTCCAAGTCTGTTTACCGTTTAGAAACAGATCGGCATAACTGATCACCTCTAGGTGCGTGTGCTTCTTTATCTCTTCTGGATCATACAACGCACTACGATCAATATTAGTATCCCTGTCCCAACGTTCTTTCTTATTATACCTTGATTTTTGTCCCCTGTCAAGGTATTCTGAATAAATTGTTCTGCATTGACTCAACACCATATCTCTGTTTATCTGACCTACTTCTAGGTACATTCGATAGAGATCCGTGGCGATCTTTGAATAGGGATGTATACTCTTGAATTCAGACAACAGTTCAGACAGTCCAGACTCTTGGAATACGTCCTTAAACTCTTCTTCGTACTGAGGATACCCCCCAAGGTATTTTTTTAAGAAGAAGAGTTCTTGCGTAAATGCGTAGGACTCATCGTCCTGTACATCTATCTGATATGTAATCGGACAGTCATAGAACGGTAGATACTTGTGGATATTTAACTTCGCAACAAGGATAGACTTCTCGTTCGCCTCAAGGGGTCCATCGGTGTTATCAACGAAGACACACTCTTGTGCACCACCATACTCATTGTGAGATACGGAACGGTTACAGCCTGGATTAGTCTCGTACTTACCGGACTTATCATCCGTGGTTGGGTAGATCAATTCCGTAAGGAACATGCCACCCGAACCCGAAGGGTAACACAACCCCATCGCTACTTTGGGTTTCATATCCGATTCATCAATTCCACAACATCCTCTCCCTGATTAGGTAGTTTATCCTTCAGGAAGAAATGGACGAAGTGACAATCTTCTATCTTGTCATTTGCGGTGTATAGACCGTTCCACTTCCAGTGCATTTTCCTGAAAGGAACGTTGTACTTCTTAACAAAGTAGTTTAGTAGTGTTTGATCTGTACTCCACTTCCAAGGGCCCACACCATCAACAAAGTTCTTGAACTCTGCACGTTCGAGAAACTGTTTACCTGTCTGCCCCTTGAGGAAAGGTTTAAACTTCTCACTGTTGAGTAGGATCAACCCCATGTTCGCATACTCGAACCCTGCCGCTGTTGGTTTGAAATCAACTTTGTTGTTGTGGAGTTGTCCGTACTGCATACGAGAGTAGTTGATTATCTTGTCGATGTACCAACTCCTGATAGGCATCTCCCGTTCGATGACCGCACCGAACGCCCTGTCTGTCCCAAAGTCTTCGAAGATATTGGGGGAGTTAGGACGGATGTAGATGTCAGCATCCACGATTGCGATCTGGTCATACTCATCCAGATAATTGAACGCAACCTCTTTCTCAAAGATAGGTAGGTAACCACCGTACTTCTCGAAGGACTCGCGGGATCGACCCATGTTAAAGGGATCGGGAGCAATACGAAATATCGGTTGTCTCTGTACTATGTGACCAATTCCATGATACTTACAGTAGTTCGAGACACTCTTAATACAGTGTTCGTAAAGTTGAGAGGGTTTACCTACCGCTACCTGATATATTAAACGTCTCAATGTATCTTCCTAATCCTATAATCAAATGGGGTTGTTGTTTTGATTTCAACCATGTTACCGTCAATATCAATACCAACAAAGTGAGTTTGTTTCTTGGTAATGATCTTCTTCATACGCCAGTCCCGTTTAAACTCTGACGGACTGTATTCTGTACCACCCTTGAACCAGATAGTGACCTCAAACTCTTCTAAAAACAAATCTTTAAACCACTTAACTATTGATTTCATTCTACTACCTCCCGATAGTCGTTTAGATCAAATTCAGTCCCGATCATCTTGTATAGGTCTCTATCGTGATTTGTATACACGAGCACCTCTGGATCATCTAATAAGAAATCACAGGACTTACAGTAATCGGGATAGTCTCCAGTACGATGAGCCTGTCTCAACGCAGAGTACTCTTCTCCCCGAATAATCTCTTCGATTGTGTTTTGACTGGTGTGTCCAAGGACGGCTTCTTCGTCTCTACCAAGGACTTGGCAACAAGGATGAACAGCACCCCGTTGACCATCAAGACCGCCAGCACGGATAACAACGTCAGGACTAAAAGGCCTTCCACAAGTTTTTACCTCACCTTTTCGTGCATTCTTTCCAATGTCCCAAGCACCAGACCAGTTATGCATCTTCCAAATTTCTGTTTTGACACCAAGTTCTTCGACTAGTTCTTTGTACTTATCTAGTTCCCATTCTAGGTTATCGTTGTCTGTGATCAAGTGATAGGTCTCCACAACACAACCGCTACCAGTTTGATCGACGTACTCCTTCATCTCTTTGACGTTTTGTTTGATCAGTTCGTATGAACTTCCCCGTGTGTTGTGCATCCACTTATCGTAGAGTTCGGGTGTTGGTCCAATGAAAGAGAACCGAAAGAAATCGAGACCAGCGTCTACGCAATCTCTCATGAACTGACCACGCATACGAAAACCGTTCGAGAAGATAATCGCCTGTGCGTTATACTTCTTAACGATCTTGATGTATTCGGGTAGGTTACGGTTAATCGTCGCCTCACCAGAACCATCTAGGTTCACTACTCGAAGTCCGTGTTGTACACAGTCATACACGTTGTCTTCAAACTCTAGAAGACTCATCTTGGTTAGGAACCCCTTGTGTCTACCTCCCGCACGTTTGTCTTGGGGACACATGGTACAGTCAAAGTTACAGGCACCCTGAACCTCAATAACCGCTCTGTCTATTTTAATATCAGTCATAGATCCACTGCATCGCTTTCTGAAATTCAACGGCCCTCTTCTTCGGAAGACCCAGAAACTCGTTCATGTTCTTTTTCATCTCGTATATATTCTTTCTCTTATCGTCCTTATTCGGAGATAACTTCTGAGCCTGAGGGGTGTGGTATGTAGTCACACCCTGATCACTCATCACAATCATGGGTTTAAAGAAGTTCCTTGCAATGTAATGCCACATACCATCATAACAGAACACTAGTCTACAGTTAGAGATATGGTACATCGCCTCTCTTACCGGAGTACGATAAGACAACTCTACTACATTGAACCCTGAGCGGCGAAGTAGATTTATTATACCATACCATTCACGGTTTGGCAAGAGTCTTTTCCAAGTTCTTGGTGTTTCTGCATTTAGGATAGGAGTCCAGACAACTATCTTGTTATCGTCTTTTGGGAGAAAACTGTCTTGTCTGAACGCCCAGTCGTTGTAGGGTAGTGTCCTCCCCTTCTCGTCATTAAACCAACCGTCTTCGAACCAGAACCGTTTTTTCTCTGTCCCCTTGGCGACTATGGTTGGTTTGTGTTCACCATCTTTCTGGATCACATCATCAGAAAATTTCCAAGAGGAGTACATGGGATCTGTTGAGTTGAAGACGTGGTTTACCACCACATCCTCTTTCCGGTGATAGAAGTTGTGAATGTATTCGAGTCTTTCGATTATGGTTTCGGGATCTTCGAAGTGATGAAGGTAGTCCTCACCGTGTTCCCAATGGAAGGTGAGGTCTACTGTTTCTTTGAATTCATAGGAGTAGTTGTGTGCACAGTTAAGTGCCCACATAAAATCTCCAACGCCTGGCGTACCTCTCCACGAAACTTTTCTCATAATAAAGGTACTTATCTATTTCTTGTAGGCGTCTGCTCCGAAGAACGCTGCCACCAGAACCGCAATCGATGCAAAGTAGGTAGGTGCAATATCTGCAATAAGTTCGGCAGCCTTTTCTAGACCCAGAACCGCAGTGATTACAATACCTAACGGATAGACTAAAAGTCCGAACAGGGAGAACCAAGCCATCTTACGAATGGCGTCTCTCTGTGCGTCTTTGTCTTCGAGTTCTCTTCTCTTGAACTCAAGGTGCATCGACAACTCTTCATTAGAGATGTGACCATCACCATTCAAATCTGCTGTACTGAGATCACTGTCCTTATCGACAGTTAAGGTTTGTTTTTCTTCCGACATGGTTACCTCTCTTATTGTTATTGTCGGAAGTATTTATACCGTTTGTCTCGTTACTTTCTACTTCCATCAAACACGCATACAAAATACAATTCTTCATTGCCTGCATGAACACGATGAAACACACCGTCCTCAATTAACACAGTGTCGCCTGCTTCAACATTATGAGTTACATCATCCAGTTCCATAGTGCCACTGCCTTCAAGAAACATGTAAACTTCTTCCTGTCCTTCGTGCTTGTGTCCACTTGTGCTTTTGCGTGGATTTAATCTTGTTGAACTAACAACAAGATTTTTTAGTGTTGTGTTATCCTTTACAATGTAACGATCATCATTTTTTACAACCGTTCCTTCAATACTTGAACTTTTGAATTTCATAATATTTTATACCTGTTGGAACCCTACGGACTCTCTTTCAATATCATCATGGTTGAACTCCGCCCAGTACAATTCATAGGCGACACCATCCTTCAAACATTCGAACTGGTGAAACTCGCCTGGCGCAACCTTGGTATACTGTCCGGGCTTGAGAATTGTTTCATCAACAAGATCATATGCGTTCTTCCACACTCGAATGAGTAGTTCTCCGGACTCACAGAAGAACCCGTTCCACTTATACTTGTGTTTGTGTTTGGAACACACACCACCCTTCTTCATTTCGATACGATGAAACTCTAGTACACCGTTCGCTTCGATCAGTTCCGTCTGACCCCAAACCTTACCTGCCTTCATGTTAAAATACCCTTACGTTATATGTACTTTCCCAAATCTTAGCGTCTCGAAGATCATCGACCATAGGTCTACCCCTAACGTTAAGACTAGTATTCAAGAGCATAGGGACACCAGTGCGTTCATAGTACTCTTCAATAATTTTACGGAATATAGATTGACAATCCTTACGGACAACCTGTACCCTTGCGGTTCCATCTACATGGGTCACCGACTTGTAGTCATGTAATGCCTTACTGGTAAATTGCATGTACTCATTCATCGGACCAGAGAAATATTGGTCCGCATACTCTTCGAGAATCGCAGGAGCAAATGGACGATACTTCTGTCTCCGTTTGATTGCGTTGACCGTATCCTTGACATCAAACCGAACGTCTGCAATCAAGGATCTGTTACCCAGTGCACGTGGACCAAACTCTGATCTACCGTTTGCGATACCACAGTATTGTTCTGACAATAAGTGGTCAACAACATCGGACGGGTTAATCTCACGGTCAATGTTGGTTCCTAAGTAAGGGTTCCAACGAAGATGAGTTCCTCCGGTCTCATCCGCCCACGTTTTTGCGGCGCACCCCAGAGAAGACCCTGAGTCTGCGGGAGCGATTGCAATGTGAACCTCATCAAACAATTCTGCGATCTTAGAGTTCGTAACAACGTTCTGTGCACATCCACCAGAGTAGACTAACTTAGATCCGTGTTTACGCGCCTCACGCATGATCTCAAGGATTGCACGTTCCGCAAACTCCTGTACAGATGCAGCGGAGTCTTGGTCCTTGTTGTTGTAACACTTCCATTTTAGTTCCTTACGGAAAACCTTTCTTCGTTTCTCTCTATCCGAATGACTGACCCCAATGAGAGTACCCTCTTCTATCTCCTTTGCGATATCAGAGAACTTGTGATATTGTTCGTACAACCAGTCGGCGAATACGGGTTCACCATAGGATGATAATCCCATGACCACGTATTCGTCCTCTAGAGGTCTCAGACCAAGAAACTCAGTGACCATTGCATAGATTAACCCAACGGACTTAGGGTAGTGCCACTCTTTGATTAGATTGAAGTTGTGATCTAGGATGACCCCAGTCTGGACTTCTCCAGCACCATCAATCGACACCATTACGGTATCTTCTATTGACTGCCAAGGGCGTGTATAGAATGCACCCGCACAATGGGATGTGTGATGTAGTTCTTTCTTGTCATACACAAGAGACTCATACACAGGGATCTTGTGGTGGTAATGGAGTTCTTTTTTGTAATTGTCTAACTTAGGTTCTACCGCCAAACCACCACGAACGTTATACTTGATGTGGTGGTCCTCATAAAAGGTGACCACATCACCTTTTTCTTGGCCTACAAAATCCCACAACTCAGGTGGGATTATCGCATCATTCTTTTTCTTAGACCATCGTTCTGCATGTGTTGCATAGGAGACAGTGCCATCTTCTTCGATGACACTGACTCCCGCATCATGATAGAACTCAGAGAATCCTATGTATCTCATTCAACCCTCTAGGTATTCATATACCTCTTTCCAGTTTTTCATCAGAGGAAACGTGTAGTCGTTCATATTGTAACCATGTTCCATGACGATACTATCTAGACCGAATTTATCTCCTACATGGGCATTCTCGATTTTGTCTTCAATCCAGACGAAACCAGTATCCTTGTACTTCACAAGTTCTTCGTCTTTGTCCGCACCAGTATCGAGGCAGACAACCTTTTCAAACGCAGTCTCACCAAACAACTTTGCGAGATTCATCTCCCGCAACTTTGCAGCGTGGGGATCAAGACTCAGACTGGTAATTGCGTGAAACACATATCCGTGTTCTTCGTGTAACTTTCTCACGTAGTGGATTGCGTCCCTGAGAGGGGGAATGAAACCAATCGCCGCACTCTCATTGAAGTGTTTTACCAGTTCCTTACCCTTAGTTTTAGAGATACCGTAACACTGAGCGATGTCATAGACATCCCGATTTTTCATTTCATAACCATGTTGATTCATCCAGATATCGAAGGCGTAACCCCAGTTAAGGAGTACTCCATCAACATCAGTCAGAATCACTTTTTCATAATCTGTTTTCATAACAGTTCCTTAATTCAGTTACACTATAACTGATCAGGCAAGAAATGTCAAGAACTTTTTTCAAAAATAGGAAACTTTTTTTCCCTGTAACCGTCCACCATGACGATCTTATTCTCGCCACCAGTGTAGTGAAGAAACCCAGCAGACATGGCTTCCTCACCCCAAGGATCGGAGTAGTGTGTTGGTGTGTCGTTCCAGAACTGATCCATACAACCGATATCGAAATCGTGTTTCACCAGTTGGCCTGAGATATAAGGTTGATCATTCATGATTGACATGTGTTTAACCGGACCCTCAAAGAACCACCACTTCCAATCGTCAAAGACCTCTCGCGCACGTATACGCGCCTCGCGTGTCCAGACAACTACTCCGGTATTCATGATTGTTAGTTTGGAAGGGATTACTCCGAAGGCGGGTACTATGGGTACGTCATGCCACTCATACTTCTCTACGTAATCTCGAAGAGTAGATTCCTTGTGGTCCCATGCATTATATCCACCACCGTTAGCAGTTCGAATATCAGACTCTAGTACACCAGAGACTTCACCATCAGCCTCTTCGAAGATGTTTCGTTCGGTGTTCGCTACAATGTCAGTATCGACAAAGAGAACCTTGTCATACTTGTCGAACGACTCATCGTAGATTACTCGAAGACACTCGAACAGACACACGGTAGTGTCCCGTGCATATTCTTCTTTGGTGAACACCGCTTCATCAGAGTAAAGGTAATCAGCGCCAACAGTTTTGGCGTAAATCTCAAATGACTCGCGGGAGATATCTGCCATCTCACGATACAGTTGTGATCGTGATCTACCTTGGATATCTCCCCGTTTTTCGTCTAGGTCATCATTTATAACTAGATACTGAAATATCAGATTTGTATTTGGGTTTTCGCCTGAAGTCATGATGCATCTTTCCCACGAATCCACTCTTGGTTAGATTCTTATGTCTGTTACGTTTTTTGTTTCTAGTGTCATGCCGACTGAACTTCGCCATGTTCACCCCTTTATATATCAGAGATACTTGTCGTAGTTATTGTCAGGGTCAAAATCATCTACCACCTCGTAACGGGTACGTCTCCCGTCCTTGAACGCAATAAGTTTTTGACCTCTATTTTGACCATCCGATCTGACCGAAGCGTGAACCCAACCAGAGTTCTCACCCTCATCAGGGTTATAGAATTCTAGGATGAGTTGATCGAAAGTCAAATTCTCACTGATCCAATCTGCGAGTGCAAGATTGGCAACACCGTTGATCTCAAAGTCAACGGCTTGTCCGTTACAGTGTTGTGATGTTTTAGAACCACCAACCGCTTTGTTCAGTGCGGGGGATCTATATCCACTGTTGATACGTACTGGTCTACCAAATGCCTCACGCACTGGTTGACAGATATTCTGGACAACGTATTTTAGGTTTTCAAGGTGTTCGTCTTGAGGGGTGTTGTCAATCCCTTTTTTTGTTGCAGTGGCTGATTTTGTGAATTCCGCCAATACAAAGTTCGCGCTAAGTTGCATTTCCTTATTCCTCTCTGTTGTATCCCAACATTTCCTTGGTCATAATGTAATCCCTTACGAAGTCTGACCTCACAATGTCAGACCAAGTGAACTCTACGTTAGTGAACTTAGTCATATTATCTATAACATCAAGGAACTTTAACAGTCCTTTTTTGTCGGTTTCTTTGGTGAAGTCTGTCTGTCTGTAGTCCCCACAAAAGATGATTCGGCAGTTGTGACCCACTCGTGTAATTATAGAGTCCAACTCGTGAAATGTACAGTTCTGCATCTCATCGATTATGATCACGGCATCGTCAAACGTGAACCCTCGAATGAATGATGTTGAGACGAACTCAATCACACCCTCTTTGATCAGTTTGTCATAGGCCTCTTTGTCATCGAAGAGTTCATAACACAGTGCACGGTATGGACCCGTGTATGCATCGATCTTTTCTTCTAAGGTGCCTGGCAGAAAACCGATCTCTCGTGTAGGTACTATGGATCGAACAAGTATGATCTTGTCAGGCATCTTACCTTTATCCAGAACTTCTTCTAGTCCAAGATATAACGCACTGAAGGTTTTACCTGTGCCGGCAGATCCGGACATTACGATATGATCACCGTTATCCCAGGCCGCATAAACTTTTTCTTGAGAGGCTGTGATTGGTTCGAAGGTTCTTAGATCATCAATGCGTAACTTCTGCGGAAGCGTATTGACTTTGGGTTTCATGTATTGATGGTATTTCCTTTTCCAGAACCTTTCTTAATCCTCTCTAGATGATTTTCCCATTCCTTACCCGCCTTACGCATAGGACTGATTCGTCCAGATATCAGGCCTGGCACTGAATTGTAAACTCTTTCTAGATGGGGATTGTCGATCTTAAATTGATCGTATTCGGACATTCGGAGAGACTCCTCCAAAATCTCTCCGGTTTCCAAATTTTTAAACGTATAAGTTGGCATGGTTTACTTCACACTTAATATCAAACCTCACTACGACATCTTTCGATGAAGAGATAGGATCACCTTCCTTATTGTACTTGAGTGAATTTAGGTTCGACTTCTAAAATAGTCTGATTGAGAAACTCCCGTTTGGCCATCAGTTTGTGCGCCTTCTGAGTTTTTCCCTTTTTATTGAGACTCGCAATATAATTATCTAGTTCTCGACTGTCTCTTTTTAATCGTTCTATCTGAGTTGCTGTCATAACACTCCTTTTTTGTTGGTGAGTTAAGAAGATTGAATTAAGTTTGGAAATGCCTCCTGTACTAGTTTAAGGGTTACGCCCTTCACTGGTTGTTTTTTCGCAACCATGTTCAAGACGATTTCTGCATCAGCCGGATGAATTGATTCGAGCATGTCGATAAACATCTTCTCCCGTCTGAATGCGGGTAATTCTGTACCAGGCCCACCCTTTACAAAGTATCCAAAGTTTTTATGGGCTTTGAGTAAGGAAGATGGGACTGACTCCGGAATGTTTGGAGTATAGGGCGGTTTGCCTTCGGGAAGAAGGAAGACCAAAGATTTGTCGAAGGTTCCTCGAAGGACATCCTTCAATGCGGGTACGTCAGAGTACTTCTTGAGTACTGTCATCCGCTCTGCTTTGTTTTTTGCATTTTCGATTTCCTCGAAAATTTCATAGACTTGTTTGGTTTCACCTACGTATGCCATATAATTCACCTGTTATAGTATATAGGGTTTTACCGTTCCCCAGATGCAAGATATTGTTCAAATTCTTCAAAATCTGAAAAAATTTGATCGTACTCTTGACGAGCGGTTTGAACAGCGTATTCCGCTACAGGCCCGAAACGAGTCCGGATCTTTTCCTCAACAACAGAGAAAGGTTCGTTGTAGTTATCGCACACGATCTCTTGAACTTCAAAAACAAATTGACCCATCTTACTCATCAGGCATTTCCTCAACGGTTATACGATACTTAGTACCGTTATTATCTACAAGATCCAGAGTCTTCTTGGTGGACAAGAAAACCCCATCGACATTCAGATCCAACTTGACTGGACCCACATCACTAGTGAAGTCTTCCCCATACATCTTTGCAGAGGGAAGAGTCTTCTTAATGAAGTCTGCGATGAAATCGCAGTACACTAAACTCATGCCGCGAACTCCTTGTTCTCGCGGAAGTATACCCCCGCAGGCGGAACCAACTTTTCAATCATCACCCAATCTTCGGCGGTCATACGGTTACCGTACTCCTCACACCCAGTTTCTTCGAGAAGGTACTTGACCGCCTCTTTTGCGGTTGCAAATTCCTTGCGACCCTTCTCTCGACCAAGATATGGTTTTGCAATATATGTCATTACACACTCTCCTGTAGAATTAAATCACGAACACGTTCACGGTCAAGACTGTCACCGTCACCCCACTCAAAGAAGTTTTGAGGATCCCGACACAGGTCAATGTACTTGACAATAGCCTGTTCGAGATAGTCAACAGTCAATCCAGCGATGGGGTAGATCCCATCGTAACCATAGAAAGACAGACAATAGTTACGGAACTCACGAAACATTTGGAACTTACGATATTTCTCAGTCACAATCTTACCACTACCAATCGGAATAACAGTCATTATGCGTACCAACTCCTATAAAAATCTTTACCTTCTTCCGCAGGACAAGCCATACGAACGTCATCAATGTTGATGTACTTACCAGCGATTCGCTTCTTGAACTCACTACCAATGAAGGCATCCTTGACGGGGACAACACGGTCACTCATGAAACCCTCAGAACCTTCAACACTCTGAAGGGCGATCTCACGAAGGACAACACTCGCACCCTTCTTCGCAACAACCTGATAGGCATCAACGTTAGTCTGTTCCCAACCCCAAGACGCGACGAACAAGTCACCCTCTTTGACGTTGGCGATTGCCTCTTTCCGAGCGTTCGCACGGGCAATCTTGCGTTCTTCTTTGTACTTCGCAGCACGATCAAGACTGACGAGGAAGTCCTCACAGTACTCCACCATGCGAACCTCACTACCGAAGCGGTAGTTGAACTCAATCTTGTAACCAAGACGAGCACGGGGGGCGGGACGGACACACTTGGCAACGTTGTTACCATAATCCATGGCCAACTCGTATCCACGTTCTTCAAACTTCGCAATCAACTCTTTCATAACAATACTCTCTCAATCAACGTTACAGGTATACTATAACCCATCGGGCAAGAAAAGTCAAGACTTTTTTTCAAAAAAAGTGATATTTTTTACCCCCAATATGGACGGTCATCGTCATCATTCACGAAGTCATCACGGTTGTCCCAGACACCCCAATACATCAGAAAGAGGCCAACTAGGGCGAGACCACAAGTCACCCACATACTAGGGGGATCACCAGCCACACAGTCTGCGGCCATCAGACACTCATCATAGAAGTCCTGAGTACCAACCGCACCAAACGTCATCAACAAACCAATCACAATTCTAATCATCAATCAACATCCCATTCTACGATTTCGTACTCATCCAGACCATTCTGGACTGCGTATTCTATCGCATCATCTTCACACTCAAAACACTCCGGCAGGAGTACTCCCTCAACTTCTAAGTAGTAAACCAAGTCTTCCATCACATTACCTCACAGTCTCCTCAAAACAACCAAATTACTTCTTATACTAACAAGTCTGGCAAGAAAAGTCAAGCGTTTTTTTAAATTATTTTTGAAAATTTTTCCCACATGTACCCCCTCAGTTGGTCCATGTTTACCTTGGTATCTTGGTAAAAGGGTTCTAGATCGATGCCCTCAGGCAGTTTGATGTTCTCGATTCTACCCAAATGATAATACTTCCCATTTCGATATTCGAGTCTGTCACCCAGTTGACGGGATTCTTTCCATCTCTGGTGGATTACATATGCGTGTTCGGGATTGACCCCAACCATAAATTGCGTATCCGCTAGGACACCCAGACAATTCTCATCCTCATCATAGGTTTCATCCACATAGTTCACCAGTGCGGGGATAGCGGTGTCTATAGAACCGTAGTGGGATATGAACCTGAGATTATGCATTGCACACATGTCCCCATAGTCTTTATCCATTGTAAACCCAGACATGTTAATTGTCAAGCGTTTTTTGAAGGTGTGTCCTCTTATCAACCAATCTAGGATGTCACGGTTAGGTACGATACACCGATTGATGCCACGGTCCTCTATGAAGGTTATGGCCTCATTCTTGGTGAGTGGTAACCATTCTTTCCTGTCTGGCAGAGAGTAACTCCAGTGACGATTACTGGCCATCACAGAGGGTAGAAGGTCTGTCAACATAGAAGATGCATGGTGCATGTTCTTGGTGTGCCAACAAACTGAACTAGGGTGGAACTTGAATATGTGAATGTTTCGAAGTGCGAAGACCATACAGTCTTCATGAGTGAACTCTATCTTGCGAGAGTACTGTGTCGTTCCCGAAGTACTGGATACTAAAAAGGGATCCGACTCTTCGGCGTACCAAGGGAAGTATGGATCCGGACTTGGTTCCATATCAAGTTCATGAACGACCTTTTTGGAATTGTGGTGGATCATATCACCGTGCAACCCCTTGTACAATTTTTCACCAATACCATCGGTGATAGTTAGGTCCGCTGGACCAAACCTTGCAATCTTGGTGTACGGTAAAGATTCTTTGTGTGCGGGGGAATCAAGTAGGATCAACCGTAATCCTAGTTCTGCACAAGCGAACACGGCCGACACGTGTCTCGTACTTACGTTCATGATTGACACCGCAACCATGTCGCCCTTTTTCAAACTATGCGTGTCTACGAGTAGTCTCTTCCAACCGTCGATGTCTCGAATGAGTTCATTCTTGGTCTTACCATCGTAAATAATATCGGGGTTGATTATATTTCGATCAACAATCATTGGATATGTTTCGCATGTATCTTACAACCAATGAACGCATTGTAGTAATCCTCTCGCAACAGAACATCACGATCAAATTGTTCTTTCGCCTCATAGTAGGAACACTCACCTTTCGATTTGCACAACCTCAAAATTTGACGATGGTAGGCGTCCCCACCTTTCGTTTCGACTAGAAGTTTTAGTTCTTCGGATGATCCGTAGTAGTCTCTCCAGTCGGACTGAACCTTTTTGATCCTCTTCCTTTTTTGTCCCTTAAGAGGAGGCAATTTTCGAGTAGACCAAAAGAACTTCTTACCAACATACTTCTTGTTGGTGTCACGTTCAGTGATCAGATAGACGAACCCAACCCACTGACTGAGTTCGTCTTCATCTGGTTCGTAAGGCGTTCCGTTATAAATCCACATACTGTATGTAGACTTATACTACGGCACTATCTCCTAGATATTCAACTTCCGCCTCTTCACCGCACAAAGGACAGTAGAGAGGTTCGTCATCATCGTAACTACAAACAACCTTGGTGATGCCATCACATATAACGCACTCAACTTGGTATATGTAAGACTCCATCATGCAGCGACATTCTCGCTAATGTCGCACACAACGGGACTTTCCTCCCATCCCCAACTTCCTGCCATCCCAACAACACTGTATTCGGTAACTCTTTTTTCGAAGAAGTTGTCATGGGATGCACCGTTAAGCACCCAGTCAAGCCAGGTGAGGGGATTATCCTTCTGTCTAAATTTTGGTTTGAGACCCAGTTGAAGTAAACGCCTATCAGCGATATGACGAATATACTTCCTAACTTCAGTCTTAGTGAGTCCCTGTACATCGTTACCACGGAACGCAAGGTTGATAAATTTGTCTTCCAGTTCAACTGCATTTTTTGCCATCTCATAGATTTTGGATTTAAGTTCATCGTTCACGATGCGAGGATGTTCCTCACAGAATGTACGAAACAGTTTTGCATTCCCTTGCACGTGAAGTGTTTCATCACGTATCGACCATTCCACGATTGTACCCATACCCTTCATCTTTCCGAATCGTTGAAAGTTCAACAACATCACGAATGAAGAGAAAAGACTCATACCTTCGTTGAATACTGACTGAGCAAGGGCGAGTGCAAGACCCGTGTGTGTACTAACGTCACCTTCTTTCATGAAGTCAACTTTGTCTGCCATCTCCTTGAACTCAAGAAACTTGTGGTACTCTTCGTCGGGTAGACCCAGAGTATCGTTCAACAGTGCATATGCACGTTGGTGTACTGCCTCCCGTCCGGCGAACGAGGACAACATGTTACGGACCTCGTTGTTTTTAAAACGAGGGATTAGTAGTTCGTGGTAGTTCTCGCCCACCTGAACATCCGACTGAGTAAACAGTCTGAGAATGTGTGTGATGAAGTCTTTCTCCTCATCGGTAAGTTTAGTCTTCCAGTCCTGTACGTCTTCGGACAGTTCCGCCTCATCCTCAATCCAATGAACCTCTTCATGTTTCTTAGAGAGTTCTACCGCCCAAGGATACTTGAACGGTTTGTAGGTTGTACTAAATTCTAATAGGGACATCAGTGTTTTTCCTTGTAATCTTTGATGGCTGCTTTGATTGCGTCTTCTGCAAGAACACTACAATGAATTTTTACGGGTGGAAGTGCGAGTTCTTCTGCGATATCTGTATTACGGATTTGCCCGGCGTCTTCAAGATTTTTCCCTTTGACCCATTCGGTGAGTAGAGAACTAGAAGCGATAGCACTACCACAACCATAAGTTTTAAACCGTGCGTCTTCAATAATTCCTTCATCACTCACCCTGATCTGTAGTCTCATGACATCACCACAAGCGGGTGCACCCACCATACCTGTACCAATGTCTTCTTCGTCTTCGTCGAACTTACCCACGTTACGTGGGTTTTCGTAGTGGTCTAATACCTTTTCCGAATATGCCATGTCATCCCTCGCAAGCCTTGCACTCTTCTTCTTCAACAACTTCTGTAGTGGTATTATCTAGAAATTCAATGAGTTCTTCGTACCCACCGACATACGTTCCCTCTACGTAGATTTGAGGGACAGTCTTTACTTTTCTACCTGTCACTTCAGCGGCGGTCTTACCGATCTCTTCCAGATCGATATAGTCATAGGGGATTCCCCGTAGTTTGAGTTCTTCTTTCGCAAGTTGACAGAACGGACAATTCTTCTTACCGTACACCAAGGTGCGACTGTCATCTTGCAATGCAACTCGTTCCACTTTCTCCGATACGTTCTCTGCACGAGCCTTCGCTTCGGTACGTAGATAGTAGAGTCCCTTGAGACCCTCTCTCCACGCTTTGAGATGTACTTTGTTAACGTAGGACTTCTCTGCACCAGCGGGGAAGAATAGGTTGACCGACTGTCCTTGACAAATATATTTCTGTCTGTCTGCGGCGTGAGTGACAACCCAACTCTGATCAAGTTCTTGTGCGGTCTTGAATACCGCCTTCTCACCCTCTGTTAACTCTGGAAGGTGTTGAACCGAACCTTTTTGTGTGATGATAGATGTCCAAGTGGAATCAGTATTTATACCCCGCTCGGTAAGTAATTTGTCAAGATACTTATTCTTCACCAAAAAACTTCCCGCTCGGGTTCGATGCGTGTATGCGTTCGCCTTCAGGGGCTCAATGGACGGACTGGTTGAAAGTACAACTCCGGAAGATGCGTTTGGCGCGATGGCAAGTAAATGCGCGAATCGCAATCCACTCCCCTCTCCGTCAGGATATTCACCTCGCAATCCAGCAAGGTGTCTGGATTGGGTAGTGGCTTCTGTTTTGATGTGGTTGAACACAACTTCATTAATTTCCTTTGCCCGAGCTGATTCCCAAGCCACACCGTGTTTCTGTAACAGAGAGTGAAACCCCATCGCTCCCAGTCCGATTGATCTTTCTCTTTCTGCACTGTACTTTGCGCGGGTGATTGTGTCGGGTGCGCTGTCGATAAAGTACTGCAAGACGTTATCAAGCATAGTGACAAGATCACGCACAATCGTTGTATCTTTCCATTCATCATAGTACTCCAAGTTTAGACTGGACAGACAACACACCGCCGTTCGATCCGGTCCAGTAGGTAGGTGAATCTCGTTACAAAGATTCGATCCATGAATCTTGAGTCCCAGATCCTTCAGGTTTTGTGGTAGTGCATCGTTTGCGGTATCAATGAAATTGAGGTACGGTTCACCTGTACGGAACCTCACTTCTAAAATTCGTTCCCAAAGTTTACGTGCATTGATGGTCTCTTTGACACCACCGTCTTTGGGATCTCGCAGATCAAACGAAGTGTTGTCCATTACTGCCTGCATAAACTCGTTGGTGATATTGATTGCGTTGTGTAGGTTTAACGCCTTACGTTGAACGTCTCCCGTTGGGATACGCATGTTAAGGAACTCTACAATGTCCGGATGAGAAACATCCATGTACGCAGCGTAAGAACCCTTACGAGTCTTACCCTGTCGATACGCAATCATATCCGCATCTACAGTGTGTAGGAACGGGATAGGGCCTGGCGCAATGTCGGAAACTGTTCGGACATCAGACCAATGACCTCCCACACCACCACCATAGACACTAAGCCAACGCAACTCAGAACTATGATCGATAAGACCTTCAAGTGTGTCGGGTACGTAAGTAAGGAAACATGATATTGGCATACCTTTTCCCTTGCCGTGACCGTTTGGTGCATTAGATAGAACAGGACTTGCAAACATGAACCACTTATTACTGACATAATCGTAGAGGCGTTGGGCCAGTTCTTCATCCAACTCTTCTTTATAGGTTGACCATGCGGTAGCTGCTCGTCCATACGCCTCCTGTGGTGATGTCTCGTAACTGTTAAGGTAAAAGTCTTTCAACATACCTACTGCATAATCTGCCAGTAGGTCATCCCTCTTTTTATCAATTTTCAATGTCATGTTTTCTGTCCAGTTATCGTTTAGTATAGTCAAAAAATTCTAGAGGTCTACTAAACGCATAGTCTTCTATAAAGAGTCTTCGACCCTCGTTCACAAACGCTAGGGCCTTTTCGATAAGATATTCGGTTCGGTCTTCCTCGTTGAACTTATCATTATACATGAAGTGCGCCTCCATGTCAACATCATAATTCTCCACCAAGAATCTATCGGGGTAGAGATATCTATCCTTTGTCCCACGTCTCGCCACGTAGACCAATTTGTTTCTATCTGAGTTTTCTTGGATCTCATAGACCCACGACAAATCTTCGTCACCATCGAAGATAACGAGTTTGTTGCCGAAGTCTAGGTTGATAGGTTTTGACATAATTTCTCCAAGAGACGGAGAATTATATCAAAGGGGAGAGGGATCTGTCAAGAGTTAGTTTGAGTCTAGTTAGATTTCTGTGTGTCATTCTTCGTCTCCTTATATTCCCTCTTGAAACGTCTCAGGATCTCAGTAGCATCCTTACGTTTCTTTTTTTTCCGGACAATAACAGTAGACGAATCGTCACCAGTCCCTACAACAGAGGCGGTACTGGTCATATCTTCTAGGAATTTATTGAACGATCTCATCTAAGAATTTCTCCGGTAGAAATATATATGCGTTGACGAGTTTTAAGATGTGTAGCCTGATATATTTTCAAACCAAGAATTTCATCTATGGGACCATTGCACTCCTCTTCGACTCTTATCTGGTCTCCACGTTCAACGGACTCATGACCCAAACAGGTCATACTATCGTTCTTCATTCTATACACGCCAGGCGAGAGGTGATCCCCTTCAATCATGAACCACTGAGTTTCCTCAGAGAGTACATCAAGGATGTCTATTCCAGTCTCCTTGTGTATCTTTTCAATCTGATCATCAGACAGTTCACCATGTTCCTTGATCAATAGAAGTGCGGCACCATACCGTGCAACCACGGATTGTCCGCCAGGAACTTTGGTCATAAGTCTTTTGATGTTGTAGACAAGACGATGGAACATCGTATAATGTTCCTCATACGCTTTCCTATCGTCCATAGAATTTGTGTTGAAATCTTTGTTACGAGAACCGTCTGAGTTGATAATACCCGCCTTGTATGCACCAGTATCTTCCCACTTGGTTACAAGGAGTTTTAGGAATCTAATCGTGTAGACCAGATCGGCAGCACTTTTTAGAATTCCCATTATGTGATCCTCTTAATTTCTCTTAACCTTTGTACTGCGAGGTCATCCATTATAACGTCTGGATAACCATCGTAGTCAATCGACTTAAGGAAAATTAGAAAAGGTTTGAGTGCAGGCCAATGTTCCTCGTCGATTTTTAATTCTAATATCTTCAGTCCGGCACTTATCCCGAACACATTAAAGATTACAATGAGATGATTCAAGATCAATCTCTCTGAGAGTTCTCCGGAGTCTCTGTAACGGTTCAGGAGACGTTTAACATATTTGAACCGTTTCAGGTCTTCGAAGAACTGTTCACTGTCAATGCAGTTCGGAGTATAGTAGTTCTTCGCTGCATACAAAACAACATTGTTCGGTGTAAGTTCTAAATCCATAATATACCTGTGTGGGATAAATTAATTCTATCCCTTATATAGGGGTTACAACAACTTTTCAATCAACACAGATTTAGATTCCCACTTACTTACTTGTACTCCGGTTTGTTCTCCCAGTGCGAGTAGTTCTGCCTTGGTCATGTCTTCAAGAGACTTGTTACCCACAGGCGCCTCATGCAACATCTGAGGTTCCTCATGAACCACCTGTTCCGTTACAACCGGACCAGTACGTTGACCCAGATAATCTTCAATCTCACCCAGAGTCATACGTTGTGATTTCAAAAGTTCCCCAGTAGTAGGATCAATCCAACCACGAGTAGTAGGCACCGCATTTCGGCACCAGTTAGGAGGTGACACCATTTTTAATCCTCGACTTGATCTACTTCTTGTGCGATCTCAGACCAAGACTTCCCATTCAGGATGTCCATGATCTTCTGTTGATACGAACGATTGTCTTCCTTAACCTTTACTTTGGGGTTAGGGACAATCTTCTCCAGATCGTCATGTTTCTTAACATCGACTTTATGTTTGTCAGCGAACTCTTTGGACTTGGGTGATTCCTTATCCATGATACCTTCGGGTTCGGTTGCACCTTTAGTCTGATCTTTCTTGGACGCTTCTTCGAGGGCGTCGATCAATACATCAACGTCTTCTTTCTTTACGGTGTGTTTCTTCTCACCGATCTTAGAAATCTCGGCAGTCTTCTCACCGTCATTCCCTGCGACCTTCTTTTTCTTCTTGGGGTCTTCTTTCTCATCACCCTCATCATCGTCCTTCTTACCGTCACGTGCATCAATTGCATCGTCGGTAGCGGCGCGTCTCTTGTGAAGGTATTCGTCAGAATCATCCACATCGCCATCATTGTCGATGTCTTTGTCCTTACGATCTTTGAACTTTTTATCGTTCTCTTTGTCATCGACTGGATCTAATTTCTTTTCAGAGACAACTTCTTGCCATGCCTCTGCCAGTCTTTTAATGTCTTCAGTTCTCATGGTAGTCTCCGTTACATGAACCAGAAAAATTTAATAATGGCACCTACTATCGCAGTACCGATAACTAACGCAACCCTATTGACAATCGTGACAGTGCGAGCGTTGTCATCAACCTTAACGGTTAACTCATCTAACTTCTGAGAGAATCGATTCATCCTATCGTAGTTAGCGTGATTGTTATTCTCTATTGCAATCAACTTCTCTTCCGCTCTCGCAATAGAAATCATCGCATCAGACAGTTTATCAATCTTGTCTTCAATGCGGTCTAACCGTTGAGATTGTGTTATTCGTGTTGCCATGTTCGCCCCATAGAAATAAACGTTAGTTGCTACATCTATTTATATATCTCTTATTCTCAAAAGAAGGTCACTATCACCTTTTATAACACGATGATAGGTCATCTTTGGAATCCTAAACCTGTCGCCGATATTTAAATCGACAGGTAACTCGTTGTCCAGTTGGAATTTCCATCCAACACAGTCTTCTACTTTAACATCACGATCATGCAGATCACGATGCCAAATTAAATCTTCCTCACATATTTCCTTTCGAAATAAACGAAGGGTGTCTCCGTTCATCATCTTGAAATCTACGTAGGGTTTACCAGAAGAACGATCCGCCACCACTCAACCCCAATTGTTTTGCATAACGGGGAAGGCGACATGCCCAGTAGGCGGCCTTCGTCTTATCGTTTTGTTGTGCACACTTGTGTCGCGCAGCGAATGATTTACGTGCAGCGGGGTCATTCAACTTGACCTTGAGTCCTGTAGTGTCACCCCAAGATACCTTCTTGATATTTCCCGTCGAAGGGTCTTTAACGTAGACGTAGTACTTCTTCGGGCCCCCCGCCTTTGGTTTGTTAAGTTCGGGGGTCTTCTTATCCCCCTCTTCGAAGATACAGTCCAACGCAACGTTCTGGCCATCATACACTCCAAAATTACCAAGGTCAGATTCCATAATGTCCACCTCAGATGGGTTGACTGTGACCTCGCCCTTCTTCCACTGTTCGCGGATGTCTCTCCAGTATGCGAAGTACATCTCAGAACCAACTCTGTATATATTGTTCTCTACAAGATCGGAGTGAGAACCACACTCGCAATGTTCGTTGAATGTCTTCATTACTTTCTCTGCATAATCTTGTATGCAGCGTTGGCGAGTTGAGTCGCCTTCATCTTCTGCATCTTTTGTTTATTGGCATCGTTCACCTTGTCATAAATCTGAGAAATTGCAGATGCGGTAAATAGATCAATCATGACTCCATCTACCTTCTTGGCGCCTTTGGTCTTTACGATGTCTTTGATCTGATCGATGGTGTTCATTATCGGATCCTTAGTGCCTGTTTGAGTCCGTTCATGGAAGTCTGCGCCATGTCTTGGAACTTCTTCTTGTCCTGCGGTTTGCGTATACTGTTGAACTTGTCAGAGATTTGTTTTGCAATTTTCTGACTAATCTTCACCTTCTTACCGTCCTTGAATTCTAGAGTCCCACCCTTTGGTAGATCTGAGACTCTACGGATCTGCATGATGATATTCTTGTCTGCGGCCTTGCGGTCATCATCGGTTGCCTTGACATCCTTCTCATCATCTTTGTCTTGGAAGTCTTTGTCTCTAGAGATATCTCGCATCGCCATAGAACGTGCACTCTCGACGTGATAACCCTTGTTATCACAATGAGAACAACCATCACCCTTACACTTAGGACATTCGACCTTCTCTTCTTTCACGGGTTTCTCACCCTTCTCTTTCTTAGAGATTGCAATCGCTGCCTGTTGTGCGGGTGATACCGCCTCCTTGACAATCTTAGTCATGGTTGCACCCATGTCACCCAGTGCAAGTGTTGCGTCCTTACCATCTCTACTGTAGAGGTAATACTTCATTCCGGATGGTTTACCTTCGGGGTGCATGGTGACCTTATCTACGTTGTACTTGGCACTACGTGACTTACCCTTCACAACGAAGGTTGTAGTTGTACCCTTACGGATCGATGAGTCATAAGTGATAGTAACCTTGTCACCCTTCCTCAGAGTATCAAACTGTTTGCGAGGCATCGCAACCGCCTCGTTGAGTTCTACTGACTCAACGTACATATTCAACTCGTACTTACGACCAGTGTTGTACACCTGAACGTGAAGGTTTTTCTTAGAGTCTGTTTTGAGAATATGTTTTACGGTCTTACCAGTGGACGGTTTCTTAGGTCCGGTTGCGACCTTATCGTCGATCTCACTAGGACGAACGGTCACACCATGTTTCTTCTTGGCGTGTGCATATGCATGTTGCATTGCCGCAGAATACGTATCGTGATAAATGTCATACCCAGTCGCAGACTTACCAGCATCTCTCTTTTCTCTCAACGAAAAGAAAGAAATACCTTCCTTTTCTTCACGCATGATCCGACCACCCTTCCACATACCATGCTTCTGCAAGATTTGGATTACGCCATCACGGGGGTCAGTGTCCATTGCACCAATAAACTTCTTCATCGCTACGAACGTTTTGTCCTGTTTGTTCACGTCCGACTCTTTACCAAGTTGACGTACAAACTGACCGACCTTCATGAAGTCCTTCTTGTCGATACCACCATGCTTCTTTGCATAGTCATCGAATGCCTTTGCGACCTTGAAGTAGTCTACCGCTTCAGAAACAAGTTCTGTTGACTCATTCTGTCTTCGGAGAACTGCCGCTACTTGACTATGTTTAGATAGACCCTTCTTGATCTTTTCGATTGCCTTGACCGCACCAGAGTAGTTACCACCCGCATATCGTTTATCAGATGCAACACCGATTGCCATCTTGATTTCTTTAGGAGTGAAACCCTCTGCAACTCTTTTCGCAGTCGCAGTAGCGATGGCCATCTTCTTGTCCATCGACATCTTAGGATCGTCTTTCTCAATTGCCTTCGCAATCTCTTCTCTTTTCTTTTTCTCTGCGGGGGTCAGAGTCTTCTCCCGCAACTCTTTAAAATTAATCATGCGAGATCCTTATCGTGATTTAATGTGCCCTTTTTCTTTTTAACGATGAACGCATTCACTCGCGCCATCCCCCACTGTTGCGGTGTTGTCCCAGGCCGGTGTCCGGTCTTCCATGCGGCAACCCCACGATTATAAACTTTCTTAAGTGTTTTAGGAGAGATACCAGACTTCTTCGCCTTCGCGGCGATACCATCCGGACCTTCTTCCAAACTACCTAAACTATCCCAAAGAGAGTAACGTCTCATTGTGTGTTCCTGTTCTTAGACTGTGTTCTTGCACTACGGTTTGCATTAGATGCACGGGCTTTTGCGGACCTTGCGGTGTCGAGAAGTCTATCGTGTTTCTTACGATCTGCATCCTTCTCTCTACGGATCCTCGCCTTCGCAATAACTACTGGATCTGACCCACGAGGTGCGGCGACTTCGGTAACAGATTTCTTGTAGAGGCGCGCCAACACTCTCGCATCAACACCATTGTATTGTCTTCCAATAGTGGCGGCATAATACCCAACGTCATGTCTGAGTTTACCACCAGACTCTTTCTTCTTACGAGTCACAACGTCTTTGAGAGTATCTAGAGCGGCCTTGTAAGTTTTTGGATTAACCTTATCACCAATAGCGTCTATCATCCAACGTGGCATCTCATCCAGATCCTTTTTGTACCTGTCCCAAGAATCTTCATCGTACATGTCCTTGAACGCCTTGGTGTACTTAGAAGGTTTAGTCTTGGCGGTCTTATCGCCAGGCGCGGGTTTGTAGGCAGAAGCATCATCATCGTCTTTCTTACCGTGTTTCTTGAAGTGTGCGTCTCTTTTCGCCTTGGTGGACTTTTCTAGTCCTGCGTGATACCTTGCGGGTTGGGTTCCCTCTCTGTCTTTAATGTCAGGGTCTTGATTCTTTCCTGATCCTTTTTCGACGAGTTCGACTGCATCCAACCATTTGCGTAGTCGAGTGCCATCTGTGCGTTCGACGATAACATAATTGGCCCCGAGCATTGAGACTGTACCCACTTCATCAGTTTCTTTGATAACGACTTGATCGCCGATACCATATAGTTCTCCCTGAACATACTGTTCTCTTGTTTCGGAAACAGGAACGAGTTCAACATGGTTCTTGAACGAACGCTCTTCTTTGAGACCCATACCCTTACGCACGTCATTGAATAGTTTACGTGCGTCCTTGTTAGACATGGACTTGGGTACGCCTTGTGCGAAGGTAACGAAATCGTTCTTGGATGCGTTCTCACGCTGTTTCGATGCGGACATACCTTCCACACCTTCCGCATCCGGATCGCGTTTACCCGCAGACACAACTCTGATTGACTGGAAGTTGTAGAACCCGTGACGCGCCTTCGTACCATTGTACTTGTTCAGGAGTACTTCGAACTCACGCACACGGTCATCACCGACAACCATCGTAACCTTCTTGTATCCCTGATCGTAAAGTCTAGAGGCAACGTCGAATACGTTCTTAACGTTCTTGTCGATCATAACACTACGTGCGTGTGTAGGAAACATCTTACGGACGTGTTTAACTTTGTCTGAATATGAGAGGGGGTCTTTCTTTGGATTGGACACCTGAGACAGATATACCTTGTAGTCTGCCTTGCCTGATTTGGTTGCAAGGGTATCCATCACTTTACCGTGACCGATAGTAGGCGGGTTCATTCTACCAAAGGTAAAATAAACTTCACGTTCCTCTTCGACCAGATATTGTGAGAAATTCTTAATCATCTTTGTTTCCGCCACGCTTCCTTTCGAGTTCCTTCTTCCTCATTTGGGGTAGGAGTTTTCTCGCAAGTTTGTCAATCTTTGGTTTCATTTTATCTAGACGCTTCTCAATCTCTTGACGCCGTGCATAGGTCAAGTCAGACTTAGAAAGGTTCTTTGTGATTTTCTTTGCGAATGCGTTACGTGCCGCCTTGCGGGCCCGTTTCATAAGGACTTCTTGATTTGCAATCTTGCGGGCCGCACGTTTACGACCCATTGCGATTTTCGCCTTATTCTTTTTCATCGCCCGCGCCATCTTGCGGCGGGTCTGCATATCTACTGCCTCACCTGTGTTCCCTGTAGGAATATGTCCTCGACGTTTCTTCGCTTGATATGCGAGTTCGTCATCACCAGACATAGTAGTATCTGTAGATACGAATTGTTTAAATCCTAATGGCTTCGCCATCGTTTAATTCCTCGTTGGTTTATCCCATCCCTTAATAACATCTGGTGAAAAGTTGTTGTAGGAGAACTCCATACGATCAACCAATTTCACCGCATCACCACCAAGACGGTCAATTGCCACGTAACCTTCTTCTCCGGTTACTTGATAACCCTTTCGAGTTTGGACAAAAGTATCAATTGACTTTAGTCTATTAAGTTTATTTATAAGTTTTAGTTTCGCTAAAACAATGACTTTTTGCAATTCGAACATTTTTATTAGGTTAGTTTTATTCGTTGCAGAGAAGAACTTCATGATTGCATCTAACTTATCCTGTTGGGTCTTCTTACCACGTGCGGAACTTCTCTTCGCCATCTCCGCCTTAAATTTATCCCTGATCCATTTGATCAGTCCATTGGTGTGTCGAGTAGTATCACCAATGATTGCACCCCTCCTAACAAAAGTGTTGTTGTACTGTTCAATCAACTTTGCGAGTTCTTCATCTGCCTCCAGTTGTCGAAGGGTAGTACCAGAGATACTGGCGAATATCGAACCCGCAGTACTTAGGTATCCGTTAACCTCTTCGGTCTCTTCGGCGGTCATTGTCGCCTTGGTTACATCACGCAACATTGCGTCCTGAGACCAAACTGCGGTAGACTTTTTAAACTTCGATACGTCCACACCGTAGGACGCTCTCATGTTTTCAAACGAAGTCCCCGTGTAGGTTGTATGCCACACAATACCAATCTTCGCAGACATGATAGGACCGGCTTGACCAACCGGAACTGCATAGACAATCGTGTTTGGATGGAAAACCTTGTACGTTG